CTTTAGCGGTGAATCGCCAATACTCGAACGGCTGTATGAGCGCGGTATTAAAGGTGAGAAGCTAGATTTAAGCTATACTGATGAAGCTGGCACTTACCACGACCTGGCTGATTTAGAGATATACCGTGACGGCCAAATGCTCATGCTGTGGAATACCGTACCTCGCTTACCATGGCAGACATCTGCTTATTACTCCCAAGAGGAGTCTGTCCTTCTCCCTACTGAGTTTCGGCGCATGCATAAAAACGAGTGGGTCGGCTCAACTTCCAAGTTTGTTGAAAAAGTATGGTGGCAAAATTGCTATGAGTCTTTGCCCGCATTGGATTCCCGTGAACCTTGCATCCTATCGGCTGATGCGGCGAAGGGCGGCGATTCTACCTCACCGGCTGATTGCTTCGCCTTAGTCGTTATCACCCGTCACCCTAATCGGCGCGATGATGTAGCAGTGCGCTACTGTGGTATATGGCAAGCCGAAAAAGGGCAACTGCTAGACTATGGCCCGATAGATACTGAGATACGTCGATTACTCGCCACATTCGCTATAGTCGAATTTACATACGATCCATATCAGCTTCACAGTATGGCGATGGATTATCGGCGCGAGGGGCTGGTTAAAACCTTTGAGTTCAAGCAAACAGAACCACGCCTGAAAGCTGACAAACAACTTCGTGACTTCATCATAGCCAGACGAATAGCGCACGATGGGAATCCTATTCTGACTGAGCATATAGATAATGCTAATGTGACGAATCATGGGGAGGACGGTATACGTATTGTTAAGCGTTCTGCTAATCTAAAAGTAGATTCAGCCATTGCTACTTCACAGGGGGTAGCAAGGTGTTTATACTACAACTTTTAATCTAAAGGGGATGATATGAAATCTTTAGCTTGTTATTTCTTTGGTCATCTTAGGCCGCTATTTGCTTTTGATAGACGCTATCGTTGTCGGCGTTGTGGTAGAATGGTAGTAGAGAGAAATGATTGACGGAGTCCAACTTAAACAACTCACTACCCACACTGACGAGCGCGGATTCTTCCGCGAGGTTCTGCGCGCTACTGATTCAATTATGCTTGATGGCTTTGCTCAATTGTCGCAAGCTAAAATGGATAACGATGTAATCAAAGCCTGGCATATTCACAGATTCCAAACTGACCTATGGCTAGTCCCCCTCGGCAAAATTAAAGCAGTGTTATGTGATATGCGCCATACCTCATGGCCTGTGTTGCCGAATGAACTTATTGAACAATGTGAGTTTGTCGAATATCTCATGGGTGATGACTGTCAACCTTTCGTATTAAGAATTCCACCCGGTGTAGCACACGGCCTCAAAGTTCTGCAAGGGCCAGCGTATTTGTTCTATATTACCTCGCAGGTGTACAACCCAGAGGATGAAGGTAGGATACCGTATGATGCGCTGGGATATGATTGGTTCAAACAAGACATAAAATAGCTTATTGTAATTTATTGCAAAGTAGAGTAAAATGTTATTCATACCTAGAGACATCATCGAGAACATGCGCCGGTTAGTTATCCAATTTCTCAACCTACTCGACGATGCACTTGGATTACCGCGCACGATTCCAAGTAAAGAGGATCGGCGCAGGTTACGCGATTTAATAAAGTAGTTCCCACCTTTTCGGCTAAAAGCTTAGCGGTGTAATCAGACACACTGCTATTTTTTATGCCCGAATCTCACACTAATGGCACTAAAGCCTTAGACCCCATAGCCGAATTATCTTTACAACGCCGCGCAGAGGAATCTGCAACCGGTGGCGTCTACTCGTGGTGGTTTGCTCGCTATGACGATGGCAGCGAGATAGCGCCCTGGTGGAGTCCACAGCGTGACTTCGACCTGCGCCTATTCACCTGGCGTGAAGGTAACGACATCTTACAGGGTGCGGTATCCTCTATGGTGAAATGGGGTAAGACACTGGCATGGGTATGCGAAGGGCCAGATAGGGTAGTTAACAGATACCAAAGCGTCCTATCCGAATCTGAGTTCGGTGATGGATGGGGAACACTAATCTCTAAAGCCCTCACTGACTACCTCACTCAGGACAAGGGCGCATCTATCGAAGTCATCGGCGCTGGTAATCCTGATGGGCCAATACAGGGGCCGGTACTTGGCCTGGCTCACCTCGATGCGCAATACGTGCAGCCAACTGGCGATGTGAACTACCCCATATTATTCCATAATGTGAAATCCAAAACAACGCATAAGATACATACGACTCGTGTCATTCGCATAGTAGATATGCCCAGTCCTGATGAGCGGATGTTGGGGATTGGATTCTGTGCCGTTAGTCGTGTTATCGCTGCGTCCCAGGTTTTGCTTAAACTCGTAAGGTATAAAAACGAGAAGCTAAGCGACATGCCGGAAGCTGGTATACTCATCCTTAACAATCTTATGCCGGCACAGTGGAAGGATGCACAGGCTAAACACCAGAAGGACCGGCGCAAGCTAGGTGCTGAGATATGGTCGAATATTATGACCTTATTCAGCATCGACCCGGCGCAACCGGCAACGGCTAACTTCGTATCCTTTGCTAATTTACCCGATGGCTTTAACGAGGAAGTGGCACTTGATACCTACCTCAATATTGTGGCGCTAGCTTTCGGTGTAGATAAGCGCGAGTTCTGGCCGGAGTCGAGCAGCGGCCTGGGTGGGAATCGCGAAGCAGCTGTCATGGCGCAAAAGGCCAGAGGTAAAGGTAAGGGTGACATCATAGCGGCCGTTGAACGCGCTATCAACTGGAAGGTGCTACCGGCGTCCGTGAACTTTAGATTCGATTTTAGAGATGATGAGGAAGATAAACTTAAGGCTGAGATTAATGCTGCTAAAGTAGAAAGCATTATGAGTATGTGGAAGCCCGAACAAGTAGACAAAGGTATTCTGCCTCCCGTATCGGCTATCGAATTACGTCAGATGCTAGCTGATAATGTACCTGACTATTTCAAACAAGAGTTCTTGGAATTTGATGTATCAGGTGAGGAAGAGTTAACGGATACAGAGCGGGAGGACAAGGCGCTGAATCGTATTGTGGCTATGGCAGAGAAGAATTATCAGGATGGTAAGATAAGTTTAGATGACCTTATTGAGTTTCGATTAGGTACAGTGCTAGATGGGAGTCTATTGAATGAAAATCGTTTGTCTTAAAAATGGCCCGTATCTGGTTACGGATGATACGTTATCTCAAGTTACTAACGAGGATGGCACAATTGATACACTCAAGGCCGGCCCCATTGCCCTATGTCGCTGTGGACATTCTGCCACCAAACCGTTTTGTGATGGTAAGCATAAGGTAGTGAATTTTGAAGCTGAACAAGTTGAATTAGATGAGCGTATCTAGTTATCAGGCCGGCCTAAGATCAGCGACTAGGGGATTCTATAACGGGGTTCTAACTCAGGGGCAGTTCGTAGATTCCATGGAATCTACCATTCGCAGAGGTCTAACTCAAGCATTCATAGAGGGCGCAAAAGTCTGTAATGTAGCACAGGACGAATTAACCGATAAGGAACTAGACGCACTCACGGAAGCTATCGAAAGTGAGTATGAATATATTAGCGACTTTGCAGCTGGTATAGAAGAGAGTGAGAAGTTAGCAGCATTGTATAGTCGGCTAGATAGGTGGACTCTGCGTTATACCGACATACTCAACCGTGCCAAGACGATGGCATGCGCCGATGAAAAACTAGAATGGCGACTCGGCGCAACTGAGAAGCATTGCAATACTTGCCCTAGACTAAATGGTAAAGTCAAGCGCGGTAGCCAGTGGGATAGGCTAGGTATCCATCCGCAGCGACCTCCTAATTCGTGTTTAGATTGCGGCGGGTGGGAGTGTAAATGTGGTGTTTATCCGACCGATAAAGCGGTTAGTCGAGGGAGTTTAGGAGTAAGCTGTTGAAGGAACGATTAGCAGAATTATGCCATAGCCAATGGAGTGGATGGGTTAGATACATGTTCTCTAAAGGTATGCTCAATGAGGATGGTACTTGGACTATGCCGGTTGAATTTGTCCAGCGTTGGACCAGGCAGATGAATACTCCCTATGCTGAATTATCAGACTCAGAACAGAATAGTGATAGGGATGAGGCCGATAAGTTCATAAAGCTAGTTTATGGGGACGATGAATGAAGTTTATTAACCTACCCAAACCGCACGGCTTCCTCATCTGGCGTGGTAAGCAAACGACTATCGCGTCGCCTACTGCTTTGCTTAGTGGTGAGAAGATGCTAGTCATCAGCGATGGTGAGCCATACGGTGAAGCTATCCTATCGCAACCCGTAGCCGTGAATCTAAGCGGCTTTGAGGATATGCAAGATTCCCACTGTGTCAGGCCGGAGGATCGCAAACTCTATTGGCCCGATGCTGATAAGTTCTTTGTCTACAAATTCAAAGACTGGCTCCCCTATGAGGATTTTGTACCGACTGGCAAATTCTATGATAACGAGGAAGTAGTCAAGCGCGTCTTACCTCGCAGGACTATCGAATTAAATGGTGATGAGGCAGAGGTACTCGACTTACCTGAGCCGACCAGCGAACAGCAGAAACTGCTAGAACAGGTTGAGCGTCTACCCAAAACGCTAATCCTGCTAGATGAGGCAGTAAGGTTAGAGGATGGCAAGGCAGTATATTGTAGTGGGGTGGATTGCTCCAAACTAGAACCAGTATTGGCAGCGACATTAGACGGTGCTAAATCGGCTGACTCCTTGCCATTATACCAACTTGCACTTGTCAGGATCCCACGGTTAGCATTTAGAGAAAAAAAAAGTAACACTCAGGAAGGTGATAAAGCTATGCCATATTCAAAAGTTAAACGCGGTGATGAGTGGTGCGTTATCAAGTCGGACACAGAGGAAGTTGAGAAGTGCTATGATGACGAATCTAAAGCTGATGATTACCTGGCAGCATTGCGTGCCAATGTGAATGAAGGTAAAAGCGTAAAGGAACTCATAGCTGAAGCGCGTAAATGTTACGATGAGGGTATGCCTATGTCAGTTATGTATGGCGGCCCGACCTCATTTGCTGAGTTTGAAGCTATAGAGGAGGAACACGAAAAGAGAATGGAAGTAAGAGAACTCACGTTTCGATTCCAAACTCTGTCTAGCAACATTTTTAATTCACCTGATGTAGAAGATAAGGCATCGGCCTTAGCAGCTTTAGCGAATGAGTACGGCGGCTTGGTAGGCGAGGCTGTTAAGTCGGCTACTGTTGATGAGGATAACAAGGCCGGTGAAGGTTATCTCGTGCCAGATGGGAATCACCTGCCCACTCGAAAGGTTGGCAAGCTAGATCACGGGCTTATGGGCAGTGCATGGGCTGCCTTGCATGGTGGCTATCGTGGTAACAAATACGAAGGGCCGAATAAGTCACAAGCTATAGCCAAGCTAAAGAAGCTCTACGAATCAGAAGGTATGGATACACCTAGTGAAAAGGGTGACACCGAAGTACCCGAAGGCGAGAAAGTCGGCAAGCGAATCCGGCAAAGTATGAAGGATAGACTCAAGCAAGCATGGGAAACGATTAAGGAAGTGATGGACTGGGCAGAGCCAGTTGATGAGACTGCGCTGGATATGATGTCTAAGTCCATAGCTATCAAGCAGGTAAACGGCAAACCGTGGTTTATTGCCTACTCGACTAATGCCTTTGAGGATAGAGAACAAGAAATCTTTAGCACCAAATCCTTAGAGCAATATGTCCAAGAAGCTGAGACGAAAAAGGATAGGGGTACATTCAACTTCTGGCACATACCCGGCTCTGACTTTGCACAGAAGGAATGGCAAGCTGTAGTAGGACGCTTCTTGGTCGAAGCTGGCCCATTTCTCGATAACGAGTTAGGACAGGCAGCACTTAAATTCTTTAACGAATACCCTGACGGTCATCCCGATATAGCACCGGAAGGGTGGGGATGTTCCCCTGAATATAGATACTTGCCAGAAGAGCGCAAAAGTGGGGTGTATGAAAACATTTGGATAACACGAACATCAGCTCTGCCACGGTTGGCAGCGGCTAATATATGGACGAAAGGAACTATCATGGCAGTAACAGAAGGGCAAGAAAAGGCAGGTAAGTTATTGTTTGGTGGGCCGTTGTATGACAGACTCATTAAACCGGCAGAGGTCATGACTAAAGAGCTAGAGGAAGCGAATGTCAATCATAAGGAAGTAACAGCAGAGGTTACAGAACCAGCTACTATCGAAGTGCCGGTCAATGAAATCGCTAATGAGGTTGTCAAGCTAATCGACCTGGCAGCATTTGGTGAGGCGCTTACTCTGATGGGTCAACAGTTGGTTGAGTTGCAGGGTGAGATTAAGGCGCTTAAGAAAACAGAGGATATTAAGAATAACGAAGATACCCCGCGCCTTGTCTGGTCGATGGTACAACGGGCCAGCCAGGCGGAAGGCACTAAAGTTGCAGATGACGACGACTTAAAAGGTAAAAAACCTGTGGAAGCACAGGCAACAGATAAGTCGGGCGCTGCGGCCTTCTTCACAGCGCGAGGGTAAAAATGGATGAAGTTAAATTTGCTCAAGAAATGGCTAAAGCGTTAGCGCCTATTCTAACACAGAATGGCGGTTACGCTTATGGCAAAAAGGCTACAGGTGTACCTACCTTAGCTAATTACCTATACGAGGAAGGTGGCTTGTTTGGCCGCTGCGATGGGTCTAGTACGCTCATCAATGCGCTAGTCGGCCCTATCGGTTATGAGAAGGTTCTTACCTGGGTAGGTACGGATACCGAGCGAGAGTTTGTAGACGCCTGGAGTGACATCGACATTACTGCTGGCGAGCAGAGTACGGTCTGCGGCAACTGTCAAACGGCTTCAATGCGAGCATGCGCTCAATTCTACTGCTTTGGCCGCTTCTGTCGCCAATCCCAAGAATTGCAGTTTGACCGCATCGGCTTACGTGCTAATAGTGGCGTGCCAATCAAGAACCTGTTTGGTAGTATCACCGGCCCCGATGGCGGCGTCCTTGTCCCACAAGGCGCACCACTCACGGATGACTTCTATGTTCAAACGGCGCTTGTCGGCTATGCGCTACGGTTGCGAAATGCACAGCTCCTATGGAGTGGGAATCCCATCAACAATGCCGGCGCATACGCAGAGCATGCCGGTTTTCAGTTGCTAGTAAACACGGGTAAGTTTGATGCTTACACCCAACTTGCTTGTAACGCGCTGGATTCCTTCCTTCTCAACTTTGCTAACAATGCGCCCGCCGCTGATGGCACGTATGCTATCCGTCAATGGTTTCACCGCATGATGAACCAGTTTAGAGTCCGTGCCGACAGAGCCGGATTAGATTGGGATACGGCGGTGATGGATATTGTTATGACGCCTAACTTGTGGGATTGCATTGCACGGGTGTATGCTTGTGCGGGTGTTGATTTGTGTACCTTAACAAATGCACAGAACAACACGGTTCAGAACGCAGATCAGGCGCAAAGTCGTTACGAGAACTACCTGAGTACCATGCAATTGCCGATTGACGGCAAGCTCTACCCAGTAGTTTTGGACTCGCAAATACCCGAAATAACGGGGCAGGCTAACGGCATTTGCTCCGACATCTACTTCATCACCCGTGAGATTTCAGGACGCACCATCACCTACGGCAACTATCAGGATTTTAACAAAACGTATGGCCGTACTCGTGCTGAGATGGTATCTATGTTCGGTAGTGATGATATTGCCATTACCGATAATGGGCGCTTCTCACTGGTGCGCTCAAACGAACGCGGGTGTTTCGACATCCAGGCTTATACCAAACCGCGCATTGTTATGGAAATGCCGCAACTGAGCGGTCGGATTCGTAACGTGTGTTGTAACGTGTTAGGGAGTCCATTCCCAGACCCATCGGGTAGTGGCAGGGTTTACGAGTTGAGTGGGGGTCGCACACTGACTCCGATTCCAGTTTTATACTCGGACAACTGCTAGACAAATAGCAGAGGTTGTGTTATACTTTAAGTGGATTTGGATTGGATTTGAGGATAGGCTAGGGGTATCCAATGGTGGTATCCCTAGCCACTCTCTAAAGCAGAGGACTAGATGAGAGTTTATCAAAGTATAGCGTATTCTTTTAGCATAATTTTCTTTGTAATGGGACAGTACACTATCTGGTTTACGCTGGATAACACTGTCCCATATTTATTGACATCTATTTTCTGGATTCTCACCGCGATATACTTACAGGGTTACGGAAAGTGAGAGATTATACCACTTTCGCTTATGTCGTATTACACTACGGAGTCGACTACCTTCCCTACAGCTTGAAATCTATTTTCAATTTGGTAGATAGAATCTATATCATGTATACGCCACATCCCTCACACGGCCATAGAACCGATGTCCAGCCGATTGAATCGAGAGAGGAATTACTATCGGCGGCTTATTCAGTTTATGAATCGCATCATAGCAGTAAGATACACTGGCTTGAAACTGACTTCTGGAACGAAGGCCAGCAGCGTGACTATGCTGTGCAAACACTTATGAATGATGGCGCGGATTTAATTCTCGTTTTAGATTATGACGAAATCTGGCATGAGCATGTACTAGACAAAGCCTTGCGCCATGTATGGGATATGAATGGCGCGCGTAACTGGCTGATAAATTTCTCGCATCTTTGGCGCTCGTTTAATTATGTCTGCCATGACCAAAACTGGCCTGTTCGCATCATTGATACTCGCCACAGTGGGGGGACTGGCTATGTGCCTAAAGAGTTAGGTGACATCTATCATCTAGGATATGCTGTGACAGACAAGGTAATGCGTTATAAGTGGGAGTGCCATGGCCATAAAGATGAATTGCGCCCTAACTGGTTTGAGGAAAAGTGGCAAGCATGGCCTCCAGTAGATGACTGTCACCCGACGAATGGTAAGAATGATGAGGGTATAGGCTGGTGGAATCCGGTGGCGTTTGATAGGAGAGAGTTACCTTATGTTATGCATAGTCACCCATATTGGGATAAGGAGCGCATAGATTAAATGTACTGTATCTTGAGTGGATGCGGTTCGGCGGTGGCTAATGCCTTAGCGGTATTCATTTTAGTGCTATTATTTGTAGCACTACTCATATTGATTGACTCACAAACTAAAAGAAAGGATTGAATGATGACTGTTTTGCTACCTTTACTTTTTGTTCTAATCGGCGGATTAGCATACCTATTAGCAGCTAATCCAAAGTATCAATATCTTGGTCTGGTTACTTTCGGCTGTGGGTTGCTGGCGTTCCTGCTAACGGGTGGGCAACAAGTAGTGAGCTTGTTTCAATGAAGTGGGAATATAGTGTACTAAATTTAGAGGAAATGCAGAAGCAATTCCACGATTCCTTTAAATCAATGCTAGACGTAAACGGCGTGGAAGGATGGGAACTTGTCTCAGTAGACAACGGTATAGCCTACTTCAAGCGTCCTATTGTTGAGCCTATTGCTATGTTTAAGTTGGACTTCTCATATAAAGGTACTTACGAATGAAGTGGGAGTACTTTGTCAAGGATTTATACAGCGCAACTGATGCTGAAAGTCATATGAGCATTCTTAACCACTTTGGCAATCAGGGGTGGAGGCTTGTGCAAATATTGGACATTCCAAATGTGCGCTATGCTTTCTTTGAGCGGCCTCTACCTGAAGTATCAACCGGTGAAATAGATGCGCTTAACAAATATTACAAGGATAGAAGTTCATTAAGGAAAGATGCGAGAGCATGGAAGAAAATATAATCCCTATACCTTATATTCACGATGTAGTCTCATGGGAATGTAGAAGTAATACTGAGTGCATTGTAAAGCTAAATAAGCTCGTTAGTACAGGATGGGAGCTTATCACTATCTATAATGGCTTGGCTTATTTTAGGCGTGTCAATCCTGATTATATAACATTTGTCAATCGCGAGAATGATAGAATGCTAAAACGTAGGCGCTCTAAGTCCGAAGCTGAGATACTGGCACACTTCGACTATCCACAACAGGATAGAAGTTCGGAAGTATGAACATAACCTTCGTCCGTACGCGCCATGTTTATGATAGCTATATTGATTTTATACGCTTGGCGGAGCTTTCCGACTTCCCCTTAATCTATAGCGATGAGGTTGACATAGCTAAAGAGGGTGTTTACATATTCATAACCATGAACGGCGACGTGGAAACGCACCTTATGAACGAGGTTAATTCTAGCAATGTACGTTATGCTCACTTGATTCTGTGGAATCTAGAACGGCCAAGTGGTTCCGCTGGTAGTGTAGGTAATTACGCCAAGCGCCATAGACAGCTTATGTATGACAGGATATTTGATGAGGTATGGTGTTCAGATCGCCGTCTGGCCGAAGAAACTCAACTCCGCTTTGTCGTTCTAGGCAGCGATGAAGGACTCGGCAGTCCCGGTGATGAAAAGTTCTATGATTTTTGTCACATGTCCTATATTATACCCCGGCGCTCTAATGTCTATGCCAAATTCAATCCAGACCGCATCGGCCCTAACTGCTGGCCTCCAGAGCGTGATGAGGTGTTACGACACTCCAAGTTTGCACTTAACATTCATCAGGATATACACCCGTTTCAGGAACCACTACGCCTAGCCCTATTCGCTGCTTATGGCCTACCCGTTATCAGTGAGACTATCTTTGACGCTTACCCATGGGATTCTGACATAGCTATATTTAGCGGGTATGACAGTATTGTGAGCCGGGTTAAGCAGGTGCTAGATGAACCGTATGAAGTGTATAAGGAGATGGGATTGAGGGCGAGGGAGAAGATGACGCGAGATTACCAATTCGGCAAAGTGGTTAAACAGGCGGTTAGTGAAAGTTTGGACAATTGGCGATGATTGAATCAAATCTGATTGCACTTATACTTGGCATTGGTACTGGCTTAGTGACTGGCAAGGTTGTTTCTCAATGGCTGCTTATAAGATATAAATCTCAGATTGATAGATTTCTTAGAGAGTTGGTAAATGAAGATTAGCGGCTTTACATTTGGACACGACCTAATTTCCGGTGGCTATCCATTCTGCGAATCCATTCAAGCCGTCCGGCCCTATGTCGATGAAATCATAGCTGTTGATATTGAATCTACCGATGGCACATTTAGAGTCCTTGATCTGCTATGCGATAAGGTACTCACCTCAACCTGGGATGGTAGAGATACCACACCACGCGCATTTATGAAGCATGTCGAATGTAAGGGTGATATTATCATCTTCTTTGAGGCTGATGAGGTATATGACGATAGCTTGCTGAGTGAGGCGCTATGGGCCATCGAGAGAGGGTATAATCACATCGGCGTATGGCGGTTGCAGATTGAATGTAACTTTCAAAAAGTGAGACAATATCCGATTCCCGTGCATCGTATCTTTCCTAAAGGTGAAGGGAGTTACCACATTCATCCGACTAACTTACCGGACTTTCCAGTTCATATCCTATCACCAAGCGCGGGTTATCTATGGGATTGCTCAGGATGCTTCCGCGATTCGTGGTTTGCACGTAAGCGGAATCAAGCTGAAATATGGGGGGAGCCACGTAGCTTGATGGTAGCAGAACACTTCACCGAACCAACTGAGATAAGCAGGATTGAGGAAGAGAACAGGTTGAATCAACCCTGTTGGCAATGGACAAATACACCGTTAAATATTCCTTCGATTCTGATTCCGTTGGTTGGTAAAGTACGCTATCAGGTAAATATTTAGTATGTTGAATAATCTCCGTGATAGGTGGATTGAGTTTGTCATAACGTATATACTCATTTTTGCTGTTGTATTTTGTGCTTGCGGTAAAGATGTTAAAATGGGAATTATCTGGGCAATAATAATAGCATCAGTTAATGGCCTAATTCTTCTGTACAGGATAAAAAACGATATATGAAATGGGGCGCATACTATCGCCAGTCACCCAAAACTGTCCAGTATCGCATCCACAAACGCCGCACTCAATCAATCGGCTACTTCACGTCTGAACAGTGGCAAACGCTATGCGCCTTATTTGATGGCAAATGTGCGAGGTGTGGGAAGAAGGGGTACTTGTCGCCAGACCATATCATACCGGCTAGTAGGGGAGGGAGTACGTGGATTATCAATATTCAATGTCTCTGTTCTGGTTGTAACATTCGCAAAAGTAACATCTATACTACTGACTATCGGCCTGAGCATGTCAAGGAATGGGCTAGACAGGAAATGATAAAGATGGGAATTGAAAATGAATTGGCTAAATAACTTTGACGAAAGACAACGGAAGGAAATTGAGTTCAGTATCGTTTACCTAAACCAATTTGAACATGGCACAGATGGACATAATGCAAAGGTTATCATTGCTAAGATGGCTGATATGTTAAACAAGATTCACTATGCGCTTGCCCCTATCGGCGGCGATGCCGTGTTTGCCATAGCATCTAGGGATAAGATTGCTAAAATTATGGGATTTGAATGACAATTACAAAGCAAACTACGTTAAAATGCAATCATTGTAAAAAGGTAGCATCCTTTATAGGAGAACGACCTGAATTACCCGGCCCATTTCATATCGAAGGACTATCGCCACCTAACCCACCAAGAAACTGGTATAGGATTGACCCAAACTATATAAATAGTATTTGGATGTCAAGTGATTTTGTAGTCGGTGGTGATTTCTGCTCACCCGAATGTATGCGAGATTATATCATAGAGAAGATTGGCGAGCGTGATAATCCTAAGCCTATGTGGGCTGGTGGTTTGTTTTCCAAGGTTAAATGAGTATCATTCTTTATCTATGCTAGAATCAACGGTAAGAATTACAAAGCCTTGCGTCATGTTGGCAGCTTGCTAGTTGAGTCATTAGATTCTAACGATGAAGTAACTGAAGAAGTTTAAACTGTTTTAATATTCTAAACTATAAACTATGCCTACAGTCACATTAGCGACTCATTGCCATGCCCGTGACTTACCACGACTCCATGCGCCGGGTGTTTTGGAAGAGTTGATAAGCTGCCACGGATTCCCATTTGATGAAATACTTGTCATTCATCAGCGGTGCGGAGAAGCAACAACGGCATTTCGGCCTTACCCATCGGGTGTTGTAGTATTTAGTATTGAGGATGAAAACTATCCAGATATTTTAGGTTCATTCGGCATACCTCACAAGGACCCTACTGGAATCGAATTAACTCATGGATGGGATGCGCCGCACTATTATGAACATCACTGCGTAAATCATTGCAAAGAAATTATTGCGGCTCAATCTGATTACATCGTATTTACTGATGCTGATTGCTGCATCGTAGCCCAGCCCGATAGTTGGATAACTAAAGGGATTGAGATGCTCGAAAAGTATCCTGAAGCTTTTATTGTAGCACCAAGCGATGGCGGGCATGAGTTTAACTTTATGGCCGATGGTTGTCGGTTTACTCAAACGGTTAGCCAGCAAATATTTATGGGAAGGACTAAGCAACTTAAGGTATTGGACTTCACTGACCTGCAATGGGATGGTAAGTTTGATGCACCTTATGGGCCATTTCAAGAATTTTATATGTTATTTGAGGGTTGGATGTTTCGGCATATGAGGGCTAATGGTTTGTATAGGGCTGTGCTACCTGAGGCTTATCGCTACTGGCACCTGGCTTACCACTGATGAAAGTCGGCCAAATATTTGACCTACCCCCTGACATCCTCTACCCGCTCGGTCACATCGGCAAGCTAAAGGATGCTACTGAGACCAAGCTCATGGGTAAATATGAAGTGATAGAAGTCGAAGGCAAGTTAAAGGGTAGGGTTATTGTGACGTATGGACATAAGAGGCATAGGTGAAGGTACTTCTAACAGGCGGTTCAGGCTTACTCGGTAAGGCGCTTACGGAATCGTGTCCTGATAATATTGACTTAAACTCAACTTGGTTCACGCGCTATATACCTGCTTGCACTTATCTAATGGATGTGCGCAATGCATCCCAAGTAGCCTATGTGTTTGAACAGGCTAAGCCCGATGTTGTTATTCATTGCGCTGCCGTTGGCAGTGTGGATTATACCGAATCCCACTTCACCGAAACACGCAATGTCAATGTACTGGGTACTGAGAATGTGCTAAAAGCAGCGCAGGACGCTAAAGCCTTATTCGTGTATATTAGCACTAACGCCGTATTCGATGGCAGCGCACCGCCGTATGATGAGGCACGGGATAGACAACCGGTAAACAGATACGGCAGCATCAAAAGGGAAGCTGAGAACATTGTTATGGCAAGTCGCGACTGGCTTATCATTCGGCCTTTTATGCTTTACGGCTATCCATATCCAGGTGGTAGAGGTAACTGGTTCACGGCGATTCTATCTCTCTTAAGCGGAGGTGAGACGGCCAGGCTAGTTGATGATACCTATTGGCAACCGTCACTGGCTTGGGATGTGGCACAGGCTATCTGGCGATTGATAGAACTGGGTAAGCGAGACGAGGTGTACCATGTGGCCGGCGACGAAAGATTAACCCTATTCTGGTTTGGTATGATGATTGCTAGATTGTGGGGTTATAGTTCTGACTTGATTGTACCTATTTCGAGTAGTAGCTTAAAGGGTATAGCGCCACGGCCTAGAGATACGACGTTTAAGCTGGATAAGATACACGAATTAGGGATTCAGTTGAGAAGTGTAGAGGAAGGGCTAAAGGTGCTAAAGTGAAAGTACTAGGTAGGACACTGGAGGGTGGTAATATCATTGAACTAAGCCCCCAGGAGGTTTCACTGCTTATTGAGTTACAGGACGCTATAGAAGGTGCTAGTTGGATACCCGGCCCGCCTCGCCAGTATCCAGCTGATGGTAATTTGGATAGGATATTTCTAGCTATTATCCACTTTGTTAATACTAAGTTTGCTATAAATAGTCTAAAAATATTAGTAGATGAACTTAACGAAAAGGTAACAGGTGAGAAGTGACTTATCCCGTTTCGGCTTGCTGTTTCATCCGTAACAACTCTGTAGGATTCGCATTGTTCGAGTCAATGGCTTCACTATTGCCACTCTGCCAGCAAATGGTAATTATGGACTTGGGAAGTGATGACGGTACACTTCAAACCCTATATGATATTTCCAGACATAATCCAAGGGTTGACATTATCACAGCAGGTAGCTTCCCCTTTGCCGATGCTAACGTATTCGCTACACTTGCCAACGACTTAATAGCTATGTGCAAATGCGATAACGTCCTCTACTGGCAAGCCGACGAAATATGGCATGAGGATTTACTTAAGCTGATGGCTCAGCGTTTTGAGCGTGGCGAGTTTGATTTAAGTTTCTGGCGTATTCAGTACGCTAACAACTTTCAGTATGTTAAATGGTTTCCTCAGTTAGTGCATCGTGTAGGTATTAGAGGTACTGGCTTAAACGAAGGTAAAAATAACTTCGAGTTTGACGGCGATGGTATGAACACTACGCGCATGTGGGATGCTAAGATATGCTCTAATTATGGCGGTGAATACTTCCCTCAATGGGGTAGTTTTGGACAAGACGGTATTAAGCCATACGTCAATGAGATGATAACCGATGTGAGTCTGCTAGGTGGCTTTAGGGATAACATACCTGAACGCCGGCGCATGCACGCTCCATTCTGGCATGAAGAACCTGACATACCTTACTTTGATAAAGTAACCAAGAAGCAGCCTAGAACGAGTGAATCCCAATGGCTGCAAACGGCTATGCAAGATGAGGACTGGACTAAGACTGAATCGCCATACAACCTACCGGCTATCTTGCGGTATCATGTTGGTAAGACTAAGTATGAATTGCGCCCTGAATTACTGCAAGCATTAAAAGAGGATAGGAACTTTGTCCAACAAATCGCCTCTCCCTAAGCTAGTTATGCTACCAATAAACGGCGAATATAAAATCATACCTCTGCCTAAAAAGCAGAGTCTACTCGAATCTATCCTGAGCTTTGCAGTTGTTTGGATAACTTTAATCCTTTGCGGTTCGTTCTGCTTTCACATAATCTATGTTACCAATTCACGATTACCCTAATTGCAAACGTGTCTATCTTCATCTAATGATTGAGTGTCTAGCCAAGCTTGGATACGAATCCACCGAAGGAAAATTAGCGGCATTGGTAGACGAGAGGGAACGCGCTATACTAGCTTTGCGTTCCAGGTATGATAAATGGCCCAAAGCTTTAGACTTGGCTGATGCGATTGAGTTAGTATTTAAGGAATTTGAAAGAGAATTGATTAAAGATTTTAGTAGTGAGATGGCCGATGCAAGAAGCTCTGAACTTTGAACTTAGACTCATCCTGGCCGTTCTCGCCTGCTACCGTCTGGCGCGCATGCTGGCCCTAGAAGACGGGCCGTTATTCATATTCAAGCGAGCAAGGTATTGGGTAAAGGATAGGGCTTGGCTAGAAGCTGACAAACAGTCTGGCGTTGGCAGGATAGGCGTAGGTAAAATAGAGATTAGTGACCAACACTTCGGCAAGTGGCACAACTTAGCCGAAGGTATCACCTGCCCTTATTGCGTAGGTATCTGGCTATCCTTACCTCTATTCGCATTGCTGATATGGCCTATATATTATGGTGATTTGTTTTTATTGTTGATGACTATTAGTGGGGGGCAAGCGTTTCTGCAGAGCTTGGGGAAAGGAGATTAACTATGCCAAGTGATGAAGAATTAGTGAGTTTAAAAGTAGCATTGCAAGTACAAAGTGACGCGCAGTTAAAAAAACAACTAGATAGACAAGGTATGTTTAGACTTATGGAGAGATGTCTAGCCGAAATTAAAGGCGATAGACCTAATGACCGTAGTGAGATTGATAGACGCTACGCTATAACTATTACTGACTTTGAAAAGGTTATGGCTTATTTCAAAACCTATATTGTGGATGAATACTTGCTGAGCGGTACTAGCCAGTCTCTGACTAAAACCTTCACTCTCTCCGACATTCAAACCTTAGAATGAGTAAAACATTAGGCCACTTCGTTTTGGAAACTGATATACCGGCAGGCGTATCTATGAGTTTCACAGTACTGGGCCACAGGATAATGACTCAAGCTAAAGTAGATTTGCATCCCGGCGATGAGTGTGTGATTAGATTATCCGATGCTGAGATTCTAGTTATTAGACAGGGTGATAATTTCATCATTTATCCAGCAGCAAGGGAACATTTAACAGAGGATTTTTATAAAGAACTTGGAACGAAATGGAAGATGTATGAATGATTTCACCTTAGATGATATTCGCAAGCTAGTCGATGAGTCCCTACTCGAAGTCCCCACCGGCAACCTCTGGTTAGATGCTCGTTATGATGAGCAAGTAGCTATCATCGGTCATACGAATCCCTATTATCGGCTATTCTACCGCATTGCACAGCAGCTTAAACCTGAGTTCGTGGTAGAGTTGGGAAGCTGGAGAGCTATAGCTGCTAGTCATTTCGCATTAGGGAATCCGGACTCAACTGTCATAACTATAGACATTCATCGAGAGGATAAATTAGCTCAACAGTTATGTATCGAAGCAGCTAACTATATCCCTAATCTTACTTATATCAATGCTTGGTCATGGGATGCAATAGAGGCCGTTAAATTAGTAGATATACCCCTCTCGATTCTCTTTGTAGATGCGTGGCACGATGGCAAGTATGTTAGAAGGGAATGGGAGCTATATAGTCCTTTGTTATCAGATTCAGCATTAGTAATTTGCGATGACATTACTGCTGCTTACAATTTCGAGGGTATGATAGACTTTTGGGAAGAGTTACCTTATGAGAAATTCCTAAATAACGATATTCACCCAGGCGTTCCGATGGGACTGGTACGCTTTGAGCGAAGGAAAGCTGAACCTGTAAAGCGTAGAGGTAGAAAGCCTAAGTGAATCTAGTTTCCTGTGAAGATTGCGGTCATCCCTATGGCGATGATGATTGGATGGATGTTGGTATCCCGAATGAACAGTGGTCATTGATTACTGGACGCTACGGTGCTGATCGTGAAGGTGGCATACTTTGTGCTGGTTGTATTGTCAAACGGGCTGCTAGGTTAGAAAAATCACCTGGTATTTCAATGTTTCATTGTGGCAAGTTGGTATTTGAATGAACCTTAAACGCCTAGTCAATAAAACCGTTAAATCCAAGCCGCTCCCTTCCTTATCATGGCTATATGGCGACTACTACTCGCCTTATTATAGCCTTATGTACCTTCTAGCTGGCACGATTCAGGATGGCTTGCTAGTTGAGTTGGGTGTAGAGAAGGGACGTGGATTAGCCTCGCTAGCAGCGGCTAACCGTAGTAACTGGGTTGTTGGTTTAGATACTACCTGGTGGGATGGGTTAGGAAGCGTTATAAATATGTTTCCTAACGTGTGGTTCCTGAATGAGCCTAGTATGCCTGTACCATCTTACATTAGTGAATATTTCCGAAAGATTAACCTTCTTCACATCGACACCGAACACTCCTACTCTATGGCTAAGGCTGAATTTGAAGCATATCAACCCTATCTGGCTAAAGGTGCTTATGTCTTATTTGACGATTTGCACGCTATCGAGGATGAGGTATTGACTTACTTTAACGAGTTACCTTACGAGAAAATACAGGATGATAGGTTACATCCTAGTTGTGGGTATGGGGTGATGATTTACGAATGAGTCTTTGGCATACTACTTTAGATATTGTTTTTGTTAAGCCTAGATATTATTATCAGAGCTATACCGACTTTTGGGAGCTAGTTAGATTATCCAATTTCCGACAATGCTATATTGACCAGATTGACTTGAAGAGTAGTGATACCTACATCATAACAATGGTTGACCCCAAGCGCGATAAATGGCACTTATCATGGTGGCAGAAGCGACGTAAGCAAGCAAGACTTATCTTTTGGGACCTGGAACGGCCTAAGCCTAGAGGTGGTGTAGAAGCTGATAAGAGGTTTTTAGACAGACAAAACTTTGATGAAGTTTGGCATAGTGATTATCAATTAGCTAAAGAGCTAGGTACTAGATACGTCATTCTAGGCTCTGATGTTAGGTTAGGAAATGAACCAGCGATTAAGAAAAAGTATGACGTTGCTCATATGAGTTTTACCAACGATAGACGGCGTAATTTACTGGACAGGATAAAGGTGAAGATAGGGCCGAATTGTTGGGGTAAAAAGAGAGATAAGGTACTTCGTCATGCTAAATTTGGCCTAACCGTTCATCAGGACGACGATTTCTATATTGAACCTTTGCGGCTGGCCTTATTTGCAAGCTATGAGTTGCCAATTATCTCTGAGAGGTCTTATAGTCTCTTTCCATTAAGTGATATTATGCTACAGACCACTTATAGCAATTTGGTATCCTTTGTGCCTGAGTGTGTTGAGGATTATTCTAGTCTGAAAGAATTGGGTAAAGAGATAAAACAACGTTTATGCGTTGATTATCAATTTGGCAATGTAGTTAGATATACGGTGAGGAATTGAGTAACCCCTGGCTTCCCTATCTCGTAACTGAATACATAAAACAACTTAAGCCCCAACGGGTATTCGAGTGGGGGAGTGGGGAGAGTACGCTGTTTTGGTTTGAGATAGGAGTACCTTATCTGAGGTCAGTAGAACATGACTCAGACTGGTACTTCAAAGTTGAGAAGCAACTAATTGAGTTACACACGCAGGGTTATCATTTAATACCTTTCGAGGATGGTACAATTGGCTCTAATCCTGCCAACCCTATCTACTACAAGAGCGCCTCAACTGAATTAGGTGAAGTCAATTTCAAGCGGTATGCCTCATTTATAGATGAGTTTGAAGGTAACAAATTTGACCTCATCCTCATAGACGGCATGGCCCGTGCATCCTGTCTCTACCATGCCGCAAGTCACGTTGCCGAAAACGGTTGCATAGTACTGGATAATGCCGAACGAGAGTATTACATGCAAAATGTAGCTTTCTTATTTGAGGGATGGGAGCGGATATTGCTTGAGGGATACGGGCCGATATTGGATTATCAATGGAAAACGCTGATATTGATAAATAAACGGAAGAGGCATTATGAGTAACCTAGCTGAAACAAAAGCCATTGAATTATGGAAACGTTGTCTCAACCGACGCGGATTCCCGTATGCGATTGAAAGTCTAGGTATGGAGCGGTGTTTCTTTTGTGATAAATATGCTGGTATTCACGCGGAGAATTGCATTTATATCGCTGCTAAAGAACTCGTTAGCTTGGATGAAAAAGACGAATTAGGATGAATGAATTTACCTTACGCGCCCTAGCCCAGCAAGCCCTACTCGATTCTGTCTACCCCTCCCTCCTATTCCCTCCCTCGCCTTACTACCGCTTTCTCAAACGCCTGGCAGAACATCTACAGCCTGGCTTATCCGTTGTTCTCGGAGTTTGCGGCGGTGGATGCTGCTTGCACTTGGCACTAGGGAATCCGCAAGGCAGAGTTGTCGGTGTGGATTTCGCTTACGATCACGACGAACAGATAAAACACATCTATAGCGTGTGTCCCAACTTCACCTTCTGGCATGGCGATTCCGTATTCGATGTAGGCCAGATAGTCAGCGATTTTGGTAAGCCTCAAATTGTGTTTGTGGATACGACGCATACCTACCATCAAACTATGACAGAGTTTAACACGTGGTGTGATTATCTGGCCGATGATTGGATTATGTGCTTTGATGATTTATTCAGGCCGGGTATGGAACAAGCGTGGAATGAATTACCAAGTCCAAAGGTGAGGCTTGATGCGTTGCATACAGGCGCGGAAGAAGGGGGAGGGTTTGGGGTGGTATGGACGAGTTAAGGCGAGAAAGTAACTTAGATGACTTAAAGGAATTAGATAATACTAAAGTATGGGTTGACCAAATGATAAGTGGCGACTTAAAAGAGGCTATTAACTTGTTCATCTGGCGTTGGGGACATCCTCAATTGACATTAGCGCAAGCTGAGAAAATATCAGTAGATATGTTTAACATGCTAGCTGAGACATATACAGATAAATGGACATCTCAATAGTAACCGGCACTTACAACCGACTCCGCTCCTTGCAACGCATGGTAAACTCTACTAGACGTTCATTCATTGGCTTGCACGGCCTCGCCTACCAGGTGGTAATCACGGATGGCGGCTCACAGGATGGCACTCAGGAATGGTGTTTAGCGCAACCTGATATACACCTGATAGAACACGGTAGCTTGCTAGGCGCTGTCAAGGCGTTTAACGATGGTGCGTTTGCTGCTAGTGGCGAGTATGTTATTCTGGCTAACGATGATATAGAGTTTGTAGGCGATTCTGTTTTAACTGCTTATGTCTATATGCAAGCCAATAACGATTGTGGCATAGGGTGCTTCTACCAGAATCGCAATGGACGCGATTGGCATGTTGAGGAAATGCCGTGCGTAGATGACGAGCAACAGGTATCACGGCCTTACGGTCAGGTGTGTATTGTTCCGCGCTGGTTAGGTGATTATGTCGGCTGGTGGTACAGGGAGAGTGATTATGAAAATAGAGGAATTGAACCTAGATTAGAGAATGGTGTATGGACATACCTACATACCTATGGGGGCGATAATGAGCTATCGGCTAAAGTATATGAGTTGGGATTCAAGGTATCGCCTGTACCAAATGCTAAGATAGCCGATCATGAGTTACAGGATGATTTGCGTAAAATAAATAATTTGGGACATGGTGGTGATCCAAGGAAGTATCGTGGTCATCATCCTGACTCGTGGAATTGGGGTAGACGTTGGAAACATATGGATATGTCACCTCAATACGTCGGCCCCATCGTTCGCCACTTTCCCCTAATGGAGAATCCCACACCTAAAAAGCAGCGGGTAGTTTACCTGCCAATTTACGAGCAAGGATACCCCATTCAAAAGGAACAAAAGCGCGGCTTACGCGAGGCGCTAGCTAAAGTTGCTGTAGTGGCTGAGTATGATTATGTTTCGCGCTTTGCTGAGGTAGGTAAAGATAGGATGCTAATTGAGTTAAGGACGACTATAGAGAGAATCCAGCCAACTATCCTCCTAACTCAATTACACAACGGCACTGAGATAAACGCAACGGATATTCAGGCGCTTGGCAACAACTGGCCTGATATGAAGCGAGTCAATTGGAATGGCGATTTCTGGCCTGAGAACTTACTGAGTGAAGACGGTATCAAACTAGCTAAAGCTTTCAATCTACAACTAACGGTGAATCGAGATGCGCTGGACAAGTACAAAACAATGGGTGTTATGGCTGAATATTGGCAGATTGGCTATGAGCCTGACGGTTTATGTGATGAAGTTCACGATTCTAGTGATATTGTTTTTCTTGCCAGCGGTTATAGTAAGGCAAGGCAAGAACTTGTTAAGCAGTTACGCTCACTTAATCTCAGTTTTTCTCTCTACGGTAACGGCTGGCCTAAAGGCTGGACAAGCGGAGACACTTTATACAATTTTAGCGAAGGCTGTAGAATCTACCGAGGCGCAAAAATAAGCATCGGCGATTCCCAATGGCCTGATACCGGCTTTGTGTCTAATCGCGTTTTTCAGGCTTTAGTTGCTGGCGGTTCAGCGTTGGCACATCAGTGGTTCAGGGATATGGATAAACTAGGCTTAGTCGATGGTGAGACGTGTATCATCTGGCGTGATTTTGCTGAGTTAGAAAAGAAGATTAGGTACTACCTTGCGCGCGAGAAAGAACGTAAGATTATAGCCGATGCTGGTGAGAAGTTGGCACTTAAACGTCATTCGTTTGATGTGCGAGTACAGGAATTGCTAGGGATGTTGGATGGTGAGAAGGTGGCAATGGAGGATGGCTGGCGATGGTAATGAATTATGCAGTGTCGGTTCTGAAAAAGGCAGCTTATGAACTTGGTGGCGAAATCTTATCAGACCAAGCATTTGAGATACATGTTGAATCGGCTGACGAAATCTCAAAAATGGCTTATCAGATATTAACTGGTAGTTTCACAGAAAAGGCCAAAGGCGAAAAGTTAGATAGATTCATTGAATTATTGAAAGCTATGAGCGTACTAAGTGAACATACCCAATAACCTCTACTATCAAATTATTTCATCCTTCCCTATCGCCTGCGTAGATGTAGCCATTATCGCCAGAGGCAGTGTCCTCCTAGTCAAGCGCAACGACCTACCCGCTAAAGGTGAATGGTGGTCTCCAGGTGGTAGGGTTTACAAAGGCGAGTTGATGAAGGAAACGGCTAAGCGTAAAGCATTAGAGGAAGTGGGAATCGAGTGTCACGTCGGGCCGATTATTCACACGGCTGAGACTATTTTTCCAGACGGGCCAAATGGGATTCCAGTTCACAGTATCAATTCGTGCTTTATGCTTTATCCTGTGGGTGATTTTACGGTTAGGCTAGACAGTCATCACGATTCGTATGAGTGGATTAACCATATTTATGAAGGATTACACCCGTATGTGGTTAAGTGCTTATTAGGTGCGGGTATTGAATGATACTCGGTTAGGTGGTATAATTGGTTAGCGGTGAATTTTTTGCATCTTACCCGGCCAGAGAACAAGGGATATGGTGTTCAACCTGCCTAGAATCCACAGACCAAATTGCCGGCATAGTAGTTAATTATAGAGGCATCATTCGTGCTTATACGTGTAAGGTATGTCAATCCAGAACCTATGCCAAAGATGAAGATAATCCATTTGAGGAAATTAACGAAAAGTTAGATAAGATACTTCGTAAGTTTGGCTAAGATGTATAGCTAAAAACACCTAATAAGCCTTTTCGTCATCTGACTAGCGGCGCAATCTCATAAGATTCGTCGCTTTTTGTTTGGAGTCAACATGCCTGACAAAGTAACAACCTATCAATCCGTAGAGTTCTCCCGCATGGAGTCGGGTCAGATTGAACGGGAACGCGCGGGTAATCGGGTACAATTAGAGGATAATACTGGACAGCCCTATACGGCATTAAGTAGTTTACCTGTTGCTTCGCTCGCTTTAGGTGCGCTGACTGACTCAGAGGCATTGACTGGCAACGGCTCAATGATTGCTTTACTCAAAGCATTGCGTAGCCTTACCACTGACCTAAAGTCTTTACTTGGTGGTACACTTACCACATCTGGAAATCTACAACCCAACGTATTCAAGCCACTTTCGGCGCTTGATATTTCATCGGAGGCTACACTTTGGACTCCAACAGCGGGTACAAAGTTTCGTCTAATGGGTGGATTGCTATCAGTCACAGGTGCGGCGGGTAGTGTGACCCTAAAAGATGGTAATAGCGGAGCAACTATATTCAGTATACCTAATGCGGTTGTTGGAACGGCTTTATCGTTTAATTTAGGTGATGGAATATTAAGCGCAGCGGCTAACAACAATCTAAGGGCATTAGGGGGAGCGTTGCAAATTATGAATGGGACGGTCTGGGGAAGAGAGAGCGCCTGATGATTAGTATTATTACCCCTGCTTACATAGACACTATCGAAAAATTAGAATGGCTAAACGAGATGGTATCATCCGTTCGTGTCCAAACTATGACCGATTGGGAACTCATCATTATGGATGATACCTCACCTATGCCGATTAACTTACATGACTCTGACCCCAGAGTCCGCACCTTGCGAATGGTGAATCGTACTGGCCCGGCCCTATGCCGTAATACCGCCGTAGCTCTGGCTAGATACCAAGCTATCCTACCCATTGACGCTGATGACGTGTTACCATCAAATGAAGTCCTGAATAAGCTTTATCAAGCTTGGCTGGATGACCGAACAAAGATTGTGTATGGTGACTTGCAACGCCTAGAAGTATTTGAAGGTAATTGGCGACGTGGCAGGATACACGAATTACCTGAGTACAAATTCACGCGGCCTGATTTTGGTATAAACGGCACGGTGCTAGACCCGGCTGGTACTATACCCGTAACTGCCTTACACTCAATCGAATGTCATCACAAGGCCGGTGGCTGGAAAGCTGAATTAGAGTTCGGTTTGGAAGATGTTGAGTATTGGGTAGCGGCCGGCAAGGGTGGCTGCTGCGGCAAGCACGTAGACATAATTGCGCTGCTTTATCGTAAGCATGAAGAGAGTCGTAGTTCTCTTCTCAGACGAAACAAACAAGAAACAAGCATGCGGAATCGCATCCGCCAGATGCATCAGGATGTATATGAAGGGAGATATCCCATGGGATGTTGCGGAGGTGGTGCGTCCTATGTACCACCCGAAAGTTATAATCAAGCAAATATTTCAGCGCCACTTACTTTAGATATGTATCCAGCCAGTGAGAAGGTGTGGGTTGAATATGTCGGGAATCGGCAAGGTAGTTTTGGCGCGGTAGGGCAGTTTACTAACGTTGCCTATACGGTAGACGGGCCGGGGCATAAGATAGAGGTACACGTTAGCGACTTGCCCAAGTTTAGACAGTCAGGACGTGGGATAGATTTCAAGGTAGGTGTACCAGCGCCTAATGGCTATGCGCCACCCGTTGTAACTGGCCCGAAACCGTTTGAGGCACAAGCGCCTGAGCTAGCACAGATTCTACAGTTGGATGAGGTGGCACTTGCTGGCAATTAAAGGCAAAGCACAGTATAAAGAGTTTCGCAAAGATAGCTGGCCCCTATGCCCTAGCTGTGGACGGTGATAAGCCAACATTAGAGAAGTTTATCGATAGCAATGTTACTGGTGTCAGTGGCATAGTTCGGAGATGAGGTTTTAATGGTGGATACTAACATAATCAATTGGGATTATAACCCTAACCACAAATCTAATATTGTTGAGGTAATGCATTCTATATGGCAGGCTATGAAGAGACACGCTGAGGAAGAAGAACGCAAGTCAAAAGACCCCGACTATGAGTACCAACGTGTCCATATTGCCAGCCGTGAAATAGCCGAAATGATGCTGTCACCTGATACGCCACTAGAAATCAAGCGGCAATTGGAATGGGCTACATTTACGGGTTATCAATGGGTTTATGTTGGGAGTGGTGATAATGGGCCGCTCTGATACGATTACGATTCTACCTATGGATTTATATTCAAAAATAATGCAGCTTCACCCTTCGCATTTCAATGGCATGAACAGTGCCAAAGCGCCGATGCGTCAAGGGTGCGATGAAGTATGGGATCAGGACGCCAGAGACTTGTTAGCCTGGACTATGCAACAGGCAGAACAACTCATAGCTATCGAATTGGGATTCCAGCCTGCACCAGCATTCGTAACTAACGAGCGAATCCCATTCGCCTTAACCGGTGTTAGAAGTGATTGGCTAAATGCCGAATTAGAGACGGCTTACGGCTATGTTGAGTCCTACGGCACTGAAACTTTAACGCTTGTGCAAGCCGGCGCCACCGTTGAATATCTCGACTTGGATAACGATCCAAACGAAAGAGAAGAAACGGCTGAAATTGGCAACCTTATCTATGATGATTTAGGTGCTTGTGCTGACCCGTGCAATGTGGCTGTGTTTTTTCGAGTAGCTGACGGTGCTGAAGATGCGGCTGATTCGCGGTGGGAAATCAGGCCGATTAAAGTTGATATTGACGGCTCTACTATGCGAATTAGGGCAGAGAGTAGCCTATTCGTGCGTCCTGAATTGTGGGATTTAACCCGGCTGGATTGTCTCGGTTCAGGCGATCCTAACCTGTGGCGTAGAGATTTTTCTTTAACCAACTTGGTATCTAACGTGGATGTCTATTGTCGCACTGTGAACACGACTCTACCTGCTACCCTGCTATGGGATGGCCGTTGTCGCTGTACTGGCACGTGTAGCCATGAGACGCAAACGGCATGCGCTTACGAGACCGACCTTAAACACGGATTTTTTATACCGCGTCCTGCTAGTGGTGCTAACGTAGAATCCGCTCCTACCTGGTGGAAGCCACCGGAAGCGGTACGAGTAAATTACCGTGCTGGATTCCCACTTGACCAGAATTGTCGCATGAATGCGAATCTAGAACGCGCTATCGTTAAGCTAACCAATGTCCTGCTACCTGAACCACCGTGCAACTTTTGCGATGCGGCAAAAGTAAGATGGGATAAGGATAGAAAATTCATTGACCCGCTCACGCCGGAAGCGGCCTCTATGCCGTGGGATTTGTACAGCATGGGTGCGTTAGAGGCGTGGCGAATTGTGAAGCGGTACGCAATGGGTAGAGGGGGGAAGATGGGAAGATGATAATAGTTTTCGGATTAGTAATAATCGGTATCATTGAAATAACCCTGATTATTCGTGCTATAAGATATTATGCCAGGTTCAGACATTGGGATAGATAGACAAGCAAGCAATTTTATGTTACAATGTACCTAGTTAAATAAACAAGCCTTTTCGTCATTAGACCAGCGGCGCAGATTCTATCTGTGACCGCTGTTTTTATTTTATGCCTATCCTACTTCGGAATATCCGTTCAAAGAAACGCAAAGCTGAAATACTTAATCTTGACTACTTAGCACGTAAGGCGCTAGAAGCGGCGCTAAAAAGTCAGGTAGCACCTGTCTTAATCAAGTCTCACAATCTAGTCGTAGCTGATTGGAAAAACAAGCCGACGTTTGAAACGCGCATCGCTGTCAGACCAGAAAAGATAAGTATGACCGTGTTTCCATCAGGTGATAATGCTGGCATTTACGAGATAGTAGACCAGGGGAGTCCACCGCATATTATCAAGCCAGTGAAAGCTGAGTTTTTGGTATTTAGAACGGGATACCAGCCTAAGACTCTAGCACGACCAGCCAGAACGGTATCAGGCGGCGGTAAGACTACAGGGCCGTTAGTATTCGCTAAGTTAGTACACCATCCCGGCAGCGAAGGTCGGTTTTTCTCCAGGCAAATTGCAGAGGACATTAAACCAGATTTCAAACGAATAATTGACAATACATTTAAGAAAGTGTCTAAGCAATTAGAGGAGTAAGCAATGGCTGACGAACTATTATTACAACGTAAATGGGGCAACGTGGATGTCCAAATAGGAGGGCCAGGTAACAACTGGCAATATCTTTCAAGCTGTGCGGCTATGACCGGCCCTGAAGTACCTTTCGGTGATACTGAGACGCGGTGGTGTCAAGACCCTAAAGTGGCCGGTGGATTTAGACGATCAAGCAAAATCCGCACTGCCCCTGACCTGATTACATTCGATCTTACAACCAAGCTTAACAAAATCAATCACCTCAAGCGTCTCAACTGTCCTTTCTCACAACGTGCGCGGTATAACATTTGTGGAGAACGCGAAGACGTATCTCAGTACGACCCACTGATGTTGACTTATTGTAGTGTAGAGCTTAACTCCAAATCCTATGAGGATTTGGTAATTACTAGTCAAGAGAACGATGATGAAATCATTATTACTGCCAGCGCCAGTGCGGATTATGAGTACATTGTCGAGAAAATCATGCCCGCCCGTACCGGCTCCCTCGCTACGCTTGGCGACCAACCGATAAACGATATTGAGTTCTGCGATTCACCCGATTGCGGCGGCTATTGTGGCGATCCCTCGGATGGCTGTACGATTCAATTCGGTGTGACTGATGCGGATACTACACCTTACACGAATCCCAACTTGGTAAAGGGTGTCAAGAATCTAAACACGGGTGCTATCACCTGGACTAACTTGCCTATCATGGGGTTGAATGGCAATGCTGAGAATATCGAGTGCGCTGGTAAGCGCATCGGAGTCACGTCTAGTGCTGATGCTGTGTTCGCTTACAACGATGATCCGAATCAGGATCAGGATGAATGGAACGTTGTTGCCTTAACTCGCACACCTAGCACGAATCACAATGCTTTACACGCTCGTACATCGCGTGAATGGTGGCTAGCCTGTAACGGTGGATATATTCTCAAGAGTGTTGATGGTGGGGTTACCTGGAGTGAAGTTCACTCAGCAACTATTACCACGCAGAACATTCTCAGTGTTTACGCTTATGATAAAGATTTGGTTGTAGCCGGTGGCGCTGTTGGCGTGATGCTAATCTCCAAGGATGGTGGGCAGACGTGGGCAGACATTACCGAGGTTGCTACCACAGCGGCTAGTATCCTTGACATCGTTATTCCTCCGAATAGAAGCAAAGAGATTTACATCGGCACAAACAACGGACGCATCTATCGCTCAACTAATCAAGGTGATACGTTTAGTCGTGTCTCATTCGATGGCGATTCGGTTGGCACGGTGGATGACATCGACTTTTGCGGGCCATGCGCCGGTGATGTCATGTTCATCCTACATAATGACGCTGGCCCACGTGCTAGAATCCTACGCGATTTAAGCGGTGGCGCAGGTGGTAGTGATATTGAGGTAATAATGGACTACACGCAAGTCATTGGCGGTGGTATTGACCTAAACGCGATGGCTTGCTGTGGTGAGAATGAGCTAATCGCGGCTGGCGAGAATCAAGGCGGGTTCCCAGTTGTAGTTAGGGCATCATAAATAAAAAACTCCCCGAAGGGAGTTAGATGTTATGAGAGGTGATTGTTACTTTTTGGGAAGGTATATCCTTGAACCATTCCCGTAATTCTGAAGCGCGTCTTTTAGCTTCAGTCTCAGTTCGGAAGTAGTAGTCTTGATTAGAACCATAACGACTGCCTGAGGTTAAATGAACGATGTAGGTAGTTTGGATTTTCATAGTGTCTGCCTTTCAAAATATTCTATGAGTAACCTTTGAATGAGTTTACTTCTATTGCCTTGCAGTTTTGCTAATAGTTCAGGTGGGAGGGTTATCATTACCTTTTTGAACTTTGTTTCAGAGGGCTTAGGCTTGCGCCCTTGCCCCCTGTTTAGACCACCTCTAGGCATTTTCCGGCTCGCTGATGGTAGAGAATTGTCGAAATCTACGAGCCATATAATTGAACTTTCGCAACTGCTTGTAGGTTTCCATAACAACCGTGATATAACTTTCATCTAGTCGGTTGTCTGGATTGATAACAAAGTTTCGGTAAAGTTCCTGCTCTAGTTTGACTGATTTCTCTAGGGCGATTTCTAAATTTGATGCATCTAAAACGGTTGACATTCCGTTTTCCCTTCGTAACTAAATGATTGATTTGATTGAATACAGTATATACCATATTCAAAGTAATTGATATAGTACTTTTAGCTATAATTTAAGGACAAGCATGGCAAAAGCTAGAGAGGTACAAAAGTTCATAGGCGAATCTAAAACCCTATCCAGTGGGGTGACGGTTACGGTTATCCCGTTTCCCCCTGGACTCTTGCAGCGCATAAATTCAGACCATCCCGATCCTGAACCACCAAAGAAGACAATTGAGGTACTTGGCGGTACTGAGGAAATAGATGACCTGAAAGATGAGGGTTATCTAGCTGAAAAAGAATCTGTCACCACACAGCGTAACTCCCTACTTGGTGAAGCGGTTATCGAATTGTGCGTTGAGTTAGACTTAAAACTCTATGCCAAAGAGATTAAGAAGTTAGAACGTTTCACCTCTCCCTATCCTGATGATACCGATGAACGGCGTATGCGCTTTCTGCAAGAGTACGCACTACGCACGCGCGGGGATTATGAAGTCGTTATCACCTCTGCCATAACTCAAATTGCCATATCAGATGAGGAGGTAGCGGAGCGGATAGCCACGTTTCAAACCGACATGGCACGGGGTAGCTCTAACGGACATAAAGCATCCGGCGCTAATGAAGTCGAGCGGGTGGCAGTGGAACTCCCGCAAGCGTGATGCTGATGCTGCCAGGTGGGCAGGGTTCAAATTACTGAGTGAGTTTGAGGCGTTGCCAAAAGAGGATAAGTTAGATTTACTGGCTTTGTATGAAATAGATTGGAAAGTGCAAGCTATCAATTCGTATGAAGCTAATCAGGAAATGCAAAGGTCAGTTAGAAAGCCTAGACGGAAATGAGTTTAGGCTTTATTTTTGAGGTATAGATTTTGGCCCTTCCGCAAGTCGGCTTAGAAGCCGTTATCGCCAACTTAGGCAACTTCTCAGCCGGTGCTAAAACCATTACAAATGCCTATAACGATATTAACGTTAAGGCCGGCGCTGTAGAAAAGGCTACAGGCGCTTTAGGCACTTCGTTAGTTGGCCTGGGTAGTCACCTACTCAGCATAGGTGCTATCGCTGGTGGTGCGGCCTTAGCCGGTGTCACTGCGCTTGGTGCTGGACTGGCTACGTTTGCAGTAGTGGGTATCAATAAAGCTATTGATTTAGACGCGCAAATGGCGACTATTGCCGCTACAATGAATACCACGAAAGAGGCAGTCGGGCCGCTGAAGGATTTAATTTTAGACCTCGCTTTAGACCCTAATCTCACAGTAAATACAACACAAGCAGCCGATGCGATTCAGTTGTTGGCGCAGAATGGTGCTACAGCAGACCAGATTATCGGCGGTTTGGCTGCTTCAACCGTAGCACTAGCTAATGCAACCGGCTCTGATTTTGGCGTAGCTGCTAATGTCGCCTCTGGCATTATGAAGGTGTTTAACCTCGAAGCCAAAGATATGGGTATTGCCGTTGACGGTATAACCGGCGTGGTTAATCAGAGTAAGTTCACTATAGATGACTATGCCCAAGCTTTTGCCCAGGCGGGTAGCGTTGCGGCGGGTATGGGTGTCAGTTTGCAGGATTTTAACACAGTCATAACAGCGACTTCGGATAGCTTTACCAGTGGTTCAGATGCGGGTACTAGCTTTAAGACTCTGTTGCAACGATTAGCTAATCCAACCGATGAAGTAAGAGCCGTAACTGAGAAATACGGTATATCCCTATTCGATGCAACTGGCAATATGCGGCCATTATCCGAGGTAGCAGGACAGCTTAATAACGTTCTGCAAGGCACTGCCACTATTACCGAAACCGCAGGCGGGGCTACCAAAAAGATGACGGCGGCGGCGGAAAAAGCACAAAAGGCTATACCTAATCTGACAACTAGCATCGGGCAACAGGAATCTAAGCTAAAACTTCTGCAAGACGAATTAGGCGCAATCGCTTTTCACTATGGCGCGGATTCGCTTAGAGCCAGGAAGGCGCAATTAGCTATTGATAATCTCACTATCAGTATCGACCAGAATAAAACTAAACTATCGGATTATCAGGGTGCTATTTCTGCTGTAACCGGGGCGCAAGAGCAACAGATAACCAGTGCCAAGACTCTAACTGAGGCTGAGAAAGCAGAATTAGCAGCTGTTATCGGCGGTGCTGATGCGGCCAGAATCGTACTCGCTTTATCTCAAACCACGGCGGCTGAATTTGATACGTTATCGGGTAAGGTTAACGATGTGGGGCAAGCCTTTAGAAGCGCGGCGACTCGCGTTGATTCTGTATCAGGTGCGTTTGAGATATTCAGGGGGATAGTCGAAGCAGTTCAAATTCAAGTAGGTGATAAGTTCCTGCCGATTCTGCGAGGGGTGACAGTTGGCTTTACTGACCTGGCAAGCAAAGCGGGGCCGGTGGTGGTAGACTTTTTCGGTAAAATAGCAGATACCATAGCTACTTTGGTAGATAAGGCAAGAGGCATAATTGATGTATTTGGTGATAAAGGCTTAGCGGGTGTATTTGCTAAACTAGGTCTAAAAGGTAGTGCTTTATTCCTTAAAAAGCTAACTGAATTAGGTAGCAAATTTGGCTTTGTAGAGGATGGTGCTTCTTCATTGGGTGACGCGATAAAAGATGCTTTCAAGTGGATAGGGGATAATCTTTTCCCGATGTTATCAGATGGACTGACTCGTATTAACAGCTTCATTGATACGGCAAAGGACTTAGTTACCACGTTTCAAGCGGGTGGTTTGTTCGGTTCGCGTTCCGGCTCGTTTGGCAGCGAGGGGCTACTGGCAGCGCTTGGGATACCCCCTGACATAATTGACACGGTTCAAGGTGTGCTTGATAGCATTACCGAAAAAGTCAATGCTTTTATGACAGGTGGTCTATTTGGCACGATGAAGGAAACGCCAGGGGGGATGCAAGAAACCGGGGGGCTACTGGCAGCGCTGGGAATAAATGAGGACTTTCCCACCATACTCGAAAACTGGGCAGGGCAGGTGATTGCAGCCATCCCTGACGTTTTAACCGACATACTATCATCCATTGCTACCTTTGCGGCTGATAACTGGCCTATAATTTCTGAGGCTTTAGCGGATTGGACAACTAAATTTTGGGACTGGGCCAAGGATGCGGCGGCTGGTGTAGGTGCGGGTATGGCAGTTTTGGGTATTGCCCTGCTAGCCTGGGCCACCTCCGAAGAGGCTCTGGCGTCTATGACACTGCTTGGTCAAACGATTGGCACGATGCTAACCGATGCCATCAAGTTGAGTTTTGAGGGAGGTGAGGGAATCGGTACATCAATGGGTTCTTTGATGACTGGCATGGGTATCGTCATTGCCTCTCTTGTGGGTAGCCTGATCGTCCTGGGTGGTCAGATTGTCGCCGGCATCCTGTCTGGCATCCTGGAAAGCCTTGGGATCGACCTGGAGCCAACCACCTTTGCCGAACTGGGTGGCATCTTGACCAGAATTGGCACAGACATCAAAACCATTGCCAGCGTTGTCGGCAACAACATCATAAAGGGGATTAAAACCGGTTGGGATAACACCGTTGAAACCGTTACCACTGCGTTTCAAACCGGGGTTGACTCCTGGATGAAGATCATCACTGAGACGGAATGGGTTGATATTGGTAAGGGTATTATTGACGGTATTCTCAAAGGCATTAAGGATAATGCTGGTAAAGTCCTGGAGAAGCTTAAAGACCTCATGGATGATTTTCTATCAACAGCAGCTAGTGCTGTTGGCTATGGCTCACCTGCTGCTGAGTTTATTCCCATCGGCGCAAGTATACCAGAAGCCCTGATTGCCGGTATCAATTCGGGTGCGCCGGGTGTAATGGCTGCATTGGGGAATATAACCCAAGCAACTATTGATAAGTTGCTAGGTGTCACTCGCAACGTAGCCAACACTCGTGGCGTCATCGGTGCGGCGGCTGATGACGTCGAAAAGTTCCTCGATAGGATTGGAGCTAAGGGAGCGAAGGGAGATCTTACGCTACAAATCCTAAAGGATGCTTTTCGGGATAACGCCGATGAGATTCTAAATGCGACTGACCGAGCGGCCAAGTTTGAGGAAGTTGTTAATCGAACCGGCGTAAATTGGGAGCGGATTTTTGCGGGCGGTAGCGTTAATCCGTTTGCTGGTAAAGGCGGTGGGGCGTTCGGTGTTTTTATCAACGCCTTTGATAAGCGCAAGAAGGAATTAGAGAGACTACAACAGCAGATATTTATTGAGGCTGGTAAGACGGCGCTCGCCATCGGCAATAAGCTGAATGACATCGTGCAGGGCAGCGTAGATGTGCTAGATCAACGAGTCGAGACCTTACAGGGGTTGATAGATTCGGGTTTAACTGAGGTTAACTTTGAGGGGCTGATTATTAGCCAGACGCAGGCGCAGGATTTACTCAATGCAGCCCTGCAAGAACAAGCTGATATTCAGGATGACATTTTACAGCTTAAGCAGAATGAACAAAAGTTGGGCTTTCTCGAAAAACAGCTTGCCTTAATTGATACGCTTAACGCTGCCGGCTTGAATGTGCAGGATATTCTGGGTGGTATAACGCTTGGTTTGGATGCTTCTATACCTGACATGATTGAGGCTACGAATCGCCTGGTTATGGCGATGATTGAGCAAGTGAATGCAGATTTGCAGCTAGGTAGTCCATCTAAGGTTATGGTGAAGAAGGGTGGTTTTGCAGGGAAGGGCTTGGGGCAAGGTTTTGTGCAAGGACTTATGGCACAAATACCTAACATAACAAGTGCGATGCAACAGGCCATAGTAGGGCCGGTAAGTGGGCCGGTACTGAGCGGTGGGAGTAGTTCACGGGTAACAAATAACAACTTTAATATGGCAGTGACAACGGGCGCTTCTCCGCAAAACGTTATCAATCAATTTGAAATTGCACGGTCAATGGTATGAAAGCAGAGGGCAATGAGAAAGTTATTAGCAGTTATTCTGTTTTTGATTCTAGTTGGTACAAGCTACGCACAAGAACCTCATAAGGTATATCTACCAATTATCATGTTAAAAGACCCACCCGTAAACACGTGGCAGATTGTTAAGCCGATAGCGACAACGAATTATGTCCTGAATCCTTCAGCCGAAACAACTGGCAACTTTGTGGCGATTGGAAGCGCGACGGTTACGAGGGTAAGTACTTACGCGAAATATGGATTAAATAGTTTTAGAATCCAAACCTTCGCAACTAACACCGGCCTATCTCTAACCACTGGCACGCTGACAAATGCCACCCACTGGATGACAGCGCGTATCCGTGGCAGATTACCCCGCGAGTTACGCTTCAGCATCGGCCCTGATTCTAAAAAGGCTATCTTCATCGAAAAGATAGATGACGCATGGGATTTATATGGCGCGTTATTCGGTGCGGCTGAATCTAATGGCAGGACAGCAGCAAGTATTACTCAGTTTGGTACAGGTAGTGGTGATTTCTATGTCGATGGGATTCAAGTTGAGCCACAACCCGACTGGACAACCTACGTTGACGGGACGCAAGATGGCTGCGAGTGGAATGGCGCTGATAATGCTTCGACATCTAGCCGTAGTGGTGAGAGTAGCGCCGGTGGAATCCCACAGGATTTATATCAAGAGTATCGCTTCTTTGTCACCAAAATCATCGGCGCGGGTGCTTCTACACAAGAATTAAACGTGGATTCATATGCGCTTCTACCTGGTGGTGAGATGAATAGCTTAAAGGTTCAGCCTCGCCAGTTTACACTTATAGGCAAATTCATCACCGATACTGAAATGGAGTTGCACGATAACCGGCAAGAGTTGATTAAGCTGCTTAAAACTAACACGTCGGACCAGCCGCTCAAGTTGAGATTTAACAACGCACGGGTAGAGAAGGAGATAGGCGTCTTTTATCAGGGGGGATTAGAGGGTGACTTGGCAGCCTTCTATGAGAACCTTGAACCTATCGAGGATAACCAGTGGGGTGAGGTAAAGCAGTTTGTTGAGAAAGCACCCATTCAATTTCTAGCACCTGATCCGTATTGGTATGAAGTGGGCGAGAGTGCGGCGAGTCTGACTGCCACGGATGGGGGGTTGTACGCTGACGCCAGTGACAGCGCCACATTCAGGCTAGTAGCGGGTAGGTTGAGGAGTACGGGGCAGTGGAGTCCACTTGGGCCGCCAGGTGCGGGTGGGACTTATACCTCAGTAAATACTATCGCTGAGGATGCGACCTATCTCTATATCGGCGGCAATTTTCTAAACTTCGATGGCATTGCCAACGCTGACAGAATCGTAAGATACGACAAACAAACTGGCGTATATTCGGCAATGGGAACAGGGACGAATGGCATTGTTCATACCATTGTTGTTGGACCAGACGGTTCGGTATATGTCGGTGGGTTTTTTACCCTGGCCGGGGGTGTAGCCAATACAGCTTACATTGCACGGTGGGACGGCACGGCCTGGAGCGCTCTAGGTACGGGGATGGACTTCACGGTAAATCGTCTTATCGTTGGCTTAGATGGCACACTCTACGCCGGAGGTGACTTTACCTTGGCCGGGGGTGTAGCCAATACCGTAAGAATCGCCGCATGGAATGGGACGGCATGGAGTGCGTTAAGTACAGGGGCAAACGGTATCGTTCGGGCTTTTGCTATTGGCCCAGATGGGACGCTTTACGCGGGTGGTGCGTTTACAACAATCGGCGGGGTAGCTGCTAATCGTATCGCATCCTGGGATGGTACAGCATTCACTGCCCTATCCAGTGGCGCGGCGGTTTCAATATTCGCTCTTGCTATTGCCCCCAACGGAATACTGTACGCGGGCGGTTCATTTACGACAATTGGTGGTGTGGCAGCGAATCGTATTGCATCATGGAATGGTACAACATTTAGCGCCCTGGGAGACGGGGCAAATAGTGGCGTTGTCTCCACTATAGCCATTGGAGCGGATGGATTCGTTTATGCTGGCGGAACTTTTACATCAGCCGGTGGTATCACTCTGGCAGATAGAGCAGCAAGATGGAACGGTTATACCTGGGCGCATTTGGATGTTGATTTGCCCGGTTCTCCCGATGTAACCGCTATTTTAGCCAGCAAGTATGTTGACCCGGTTATCAAGCAAAAATACAACCTCTTTCTCGGATTCGATACTACCGGCACAGGTACTTTTGCTGACCTATTCACTGTTACCAACAGTGGCAATGTGCCAGTCTTCCCCAAGATTACATACAATCGCGTGGGTGGCCTTACTGCCATTATCGAAACACTGAAGAATGAAAGGACGGGTAAAGAGTTACTGTTTGATTACTCTCTACTCAGTGGCGAAACGCTGGGGATTGATTTAACGCCAACGAATAAGACTATCATATCTAGTTTCTTTGGTTCAAGACTAGATGCTGTTTTAGCTAATTCGGACTTCGGTTCGTGGCAGTTGTTGCCGGGTGATAATGACGTGACTACATTTGTAGCTGTCTCAGGTGGGCCACAGCTTACGGCATATATGCTATGGAGGGACACGTTTGATTCATGGGATTAATCCAGAATATATAGGGTGTAATAGTTGAGTCTCAGCAGCAAAGTTGGAAGCTTTAATACCGGTGTAGGAATCATCGGTTCGACTGTTGTAGTGGCCGGACTCGGTTTTACTCCGAAGGTTCTCATATTATGGTGGTCAGGCCGAACTGAAGCCGTAGATACTATAGGCCGGGCATCGCTATTTAGAGGTATAGGTTTTGCTGATGGGGCAACGGCGCGTTGTTCTGTTGGCAATTCTATTGACGCACAAGCTGCTGGCGATTCAAGTCGTGGCATGCAAGCAACCCCAACCATAATAGCTACACTGGATGCAGCCGGAGCGTTTGATGGACTCATTGATTGGACTTCATTTGATGCGGATGGATTTACCCTAACTGTTGCGGATGTAATGCCTCTTGATCTTCGCGTTCACTATCTAGCCCTTGGTGGGCTAGATATAACAGATGTTGACACGGGTATCATCACTGAGGCAGCGGCAACAGGAAATCAGGCTACAACTGGAGTGGGATTCCAACCTGATCTAGTATTATTTTCCAGTGGTAATGAAGCTGGCACTTTACCTCAGTCTGCCTCTACCGGTGGCGTGCTGATGTTCGGTGCGGCTAAATCATCGACCAGTCGTTATGTATGGTGTGCTGGTACAGATGAAGCAAGCGCCACAATGGATTCATCCTCTTACTGTATAGATGACGGCTGTATCGCCTTAATGCCAAATGCTATTGGCGATGTGATAGATGCACGGGCTGATTTTGTATCCATGGATGCGGATGGATTTACCGTCAATTGGCTAGAGAGGGCCGCGCTTCGCAGGGTGCTATACCTGGCAATTAAGGGTGGTTCATATCTACTCGGCGACTTACTAACACAAACGGATATTACAACTAGCATTGTCGAGAGTGGATTCGGCTTCTCACCTACATCAGTAATGTTTGTATCTCATTGCCAAACTAAAAGCACATCTGATACAGGGCAAGCGCACGATAGAATGAGCATCGGCGCTTTCAGTGATGCAACTACACGCGGCGCTCAGGCTACATTGGATGAGGACGCTGTACTAGATTCCGAGGTAACAACCGCCATTGAATTTGATGGAGTCTATGTAAATATCAGCCTCACTTCGACTATAGATGGCGAGATGGATGTTGTCAGTGTGGATAGTGACGGCTTCACCTGCATTATGGATAATGCCGACCCGGCGCAGGCATTTGTCTGGTATATTGCGCTTGGGTCGACTGTTGTCCCACCCGTACCACCACCCACACCCAGTACAGTTACGATAGCACCGTCTATCCGACCATCTAGCAGAGTCGGCGCGGGTAGTTATGAGATATGGCTGACAAGCGATACCGGTTCACGGTTAGCGCACCTCACAACTATCACGACCTTAACAGCTTCACGTGTTGTCAATGGTGTAGGCTGGTTTGCGCTGAAACTCCCCCTGTCATTCGATATTAACATGATTGGCGTAGACAGGATGGTTCAAATATGGAGACAGCCACGCGGCGGGGTGATGTCACTATGGCGACCATACTTTTTGCGTAAGTGGGTATTTTCAACTGAGGGAAGTCGAGAGGTAGTCACATTGGAAGGGCCGTGTATAAACGATGTGTTGCGGCGTAGAATCGTTGCAGCTTATAGTGGCACGGCACAAGCATCTAAAACGGACTTCGCCGATGATATGATGAAGGAAGTCGTTACGCAATCCATTGCTGATGGTGTAGCGCCTTTGCCAGCCGCAGGTACGCGGGTATGGAGTAATTTGAGTATTCAGGCTGATGCAAGCGCAGGACCGACTATTACCAAGACATTCCCGTTTGACACACTTTTAACCTCATCAGGCAACGGCGTGTTAGCCGTATTAGCACAGGCAGCAAGGGAGGCTGGTACTGAGGTATTCTTTAGCATCGAACCTAACGTGGTGACAGGTAGTAGCTTAACCTTACAATTTCAAACCAAGGTAAACCAACCGGGGCAGGATGTAACTAGCTTTGTAGTATTCGATCAGGCGCGCGGCAACATGCGTGAACCGTCACTTGAATATGACTACTCAGAGGAAGAGAATTATATCTATGCTGCTGGGCAGGGCGAAGGAGCGGCGCGTAATATCCAGCAGGTTAGCGATTCTACTCGCTACAGTGCAAGCATATGGAATCGCTGTGAGGGATTCGCTGACGCGAGAAATCAAACGGCTGATAATGGAGTAATAGCGGCCGGTAATTCGGCACTAGAACAGGAACGGCCACGCATCAGATTTACCGCTATACCAGTGGATACAGCTGGCACTCGATTCGGCATTGATTGGAACTTTGGCGATAAGGTGAGAAGTCGGTATAAGAATGTGGAATTTGATACGATTATCCGTGCGGTAACTATCTCGCTTGATGGGAATAGGCGAGAGACAATTCAGGCCAGATTAGACTTTGAGGGACTCGTAACCTAATGGATTTAGTCAAGGAAATTGTGCTTTTGCAGAGGCGGGTTGATGGCCTGATTAAGCCGGAAGTGGGTCGGTGGGTAGACTGGATGCCAACAGTGACGCAATCGGGCGCGGTAGCGGTAACGGTGAATTATGCCCGATACGTTGTTATGGCGAATATGGTTGTCGGTCAGGCGCGGCTAACGGTGACTGGCAGCGGAACAGCGGGAAATGCGATTATCATTGGTGGGATGCCGGTGCTAGACCAGCCGGTGCGGAATGGGTCAAACGTGGATATTATGGGATCGATGCTGGTACTTGATAGTGGATTAGCATTCTACCACGGAGCACTTGTTGCCGTTGGCGGGGCCGATTGGCGGGGGATTGCCCACAATCTCGCCAATTACATCGGGATAACCCCAAGCTTTGGACTGGTTGCTACCGATGTAATTGGGATTGAGTTTGCTTACGAGCGGGCCTAAAAGGATTAGCTACATGCCCCAGTGCTCTACGGTGGATTCACATCTCGCTCAACTTGGGGCAATCCGATAGTAGTTTAATCTTACGTTGCTTTAAGTCAGCGAAGATAACCAGTGAACGTTCTTCACTGAAGCACAAGTTGAAGTATTCCTTAAGCTCTAAAGCGTGGGGTTGTCTAGCGGATGACTTGGCAAGTGCTTCGATTTCAGCTTTTAATAGTGGCGTCTTTCCAGCCATTTTGGGACTCCGTGTCTAGCTTGCGATAGTTTAATTCGAGTAGGTGAGATAGGGAGCAATCGAGCTTGTGAAGGATGGCTAGAAGAATGTAAGTACAATATTGCAAGTGACCTATTTCGATAATGCCATCACTCACAAAGTCATCTAGTACGGTAAATGAATCCTCCCCCAAGCTCATGAGTAACAATAGCATGCTATCATCTTTATATGTCTCAGGCATAAAGTCTTTACAGAGTAACTCAAATGTTACCCCCTTCTGATAAGCCAGTATCCTTAAGTAATATGAAATGTCGCCGAGTTCGTCCAGGACTTTGGGGGTGTAGTCATTACACTCGCATACTTTGAATTTATATACTCTTTGCGTCAAGTCATCTTTGGGATAATACTTTCCGCAATGCTTACAATTCCACCATGAGAAGTTAGGCTTGTATTCATCCTTAGCGTAGCAATCCAGCAACTCCCCACATTCCCCTGCTAACTTAATGCAAGGTTGATGTGGGTTAAGGTGTAAGGGACTATCTACAGGATACCACGTCGTCAGAACCATTTCGATTGCTTTATCTGGCTGGTATTTTCCAGGATTCTCCATTTACTATTTTCCTCATGTGACCTTTATCTATATCAAACATAGCAGCTAAAACGTCAACTGTGTATTTGTCAGTCGAGTATAACAATCTAATAGCATCGACTTCTACTTGACACGGGGTGTAAAATTAGTCATCTTGCTGGCCTCAACTTATCTAACACTTCACTGCCAACATCACCCAACGCAAGGTTTAAGCTTCCTTGCCACTCCGTTTTCATAGCCTCATTCGCTTGTAAGGCTAAGTCAAGGATATTGAGCCAGAGTTCTTTATTAAGTGTAGTGACTACTAGATTATCCTGTTCGGTATACAGATCTATGCCAGTAATCTCACCTGTAGTCATCTTGCCTTTAATGCGCTCAACTTCCCTTTGCTCAGCCGGTGTTAGGATTCTCATATCAATCCTCCCTGAGTTGTAGCTATTTCAGCCTCGATTAAGTTATTTACTTGAGTACGCCAATATTCGGGTTTAAGTTCACTAGCAATAGCCTTACGTCCTAGCTTGATAGCTTCGTAAGGTTCGCTCCCGACTCCACCATAGGGGGAGTAGACTATCTCACCTATACCCGTATACTCTAGAATTAGTCTTTCTATTAAGTCTAATTGGAGGGGGCAGATATGCTTGCTGGCTTGATCTTCCTTAACCCCCTTCGCATTTAACACGTTAGTTTGCGCTATATCCATCCAACAATTAGGATGATTACTTGGCAAGCCTTCCAAGTCAAACCATACCGGACTTGCGTATCTCTGCCAAGTTAGAATCGAGTAATAGCCCTGATCTCGCCAGCCAATGGGAGGATTAGTACCTACATAATCGGGGTGTACTTCATTGCCTCTAAGTATCGGCTCTCGCCACGTTTCCGTATGTTCCTCTATAACTTCCAATTCACCGTCAACCTGTTTAGTAAATCGCTCGACTATTTCAAACTTCTGATAGTCTACATCGGGCGGCTGGATGTGATGATGAACTACGTTATTCTCAAATTCACCTGTCCAGTTACGGAAGGTTACGAGATATGAACCATCGGTTAAACTGCAACGACTATGAAATTTCCAGCCTAGTACATTCTCAAACCTCTGGACAATATCTATCATCATTTGAGCGGTACAATGGACAGTGGTTTCGCGGCCGGGAGTCGTTGAGCTTTGCACTTGATGAATGAATGGAGTTGTATACTCAGGTAAACTCCAAAATGAGTATTGAACTGGCCTACTCAGCAGCATGACCTCATCTCGATTTCGTATGCCGTAGCTTAACGGAGTATGGATATATTCACCTTCATTCGTCCACTGTTGTACACACCGCTCTATTACCTGCGTATTGATAGATGGCAGTTCCTGCTGAGGTACTCCTATATCCTTGCCTAGAATCAGGATATAATCGGCGCATCCTTGCCGTGTCACTTCGGCACGTTCCCTAAAACTCTTGTGAAGTAACCCATAGGTTTTGGTGCGTTGCATCTCGATTACAGGGTCTTTCCAGATTGTTACCCAACGCGCTAGAGTAAAACCAACCTCTTGACATAGGCGAATGATATGACCTGGAAAGTCGAATAAGCCAGCGTAGCTATGACTGGACATGTAGCGCATGGTATCTTTGCAATGGATAGCCATATACTTGCCAGATTTCAGCACGCGGTACATTTCTTCCAAGTGAAATTTATATCCATCCATAAACTGAAGTTCGGAGTCAGTGTTACCCAAGTCGGCAACGGAGTCCGTGTAAATATATAAATTGATAAATGGAGGCGAGTACGGGATAAAGTCAATCGAGTTGTCAGGTAAGTTTCGCATCACATAAACGCAATCCCCATTGTAACTTGCCCAATTGTTACCAAATCTTTGATTGATTATTTGTGACCGTTTAGCCATTCCGGACTCCTCATTTCCATATCACCAAAGAAGTTACTCAGCACTTTTCTATCTGTACGCCATAGACCAAATTTATCGTAAATACTTTTAACCCAGGCGTGCATACTCCTATCCTGATTTTCCTTACGCTTGATTGCGTTTACGATTCCTTGTTCCGTTTCGGTAGCTATCATATCTACTCGCGTCTGCCTCTTGTTGCCATAGCGGTTAGTTCTGGCTATCATCTGTGCAAATTTCTCCCAAGAGTAATTGACACTTACCATCGTTTGATGGTTGCAGTGTTGCCAGTTTAGACCGAGTCCGGCTATTTTGCTCTTGGTTACGATTCGCCGTGTGTCACCTCTGCTGAAAGCGTCTAGTTTAGCTTCCTTATCCTCTAGCTTATCATCCCCCCTGACTTCGACTCCCCAGTCCTTGCCATATTTATCCTCTAGGCTTCTAGCTAATAGTTCGGATTCGTCATTCAAGTCACACCATAAGATGTGATAATCGTTGCACTCTTCGTCCAACTCTATAGCCTTGCATACTCTATCTTTATAGGTCATTTGCTTCTCTCGCCACATATCAGTTGACGAAGGGTTATCGGGTAGAAAGAGAAGATGCTGACCTCTTTTATCGGTTAATTCCCATGCGCGGGTGTGGTCAACTGCCAGGTGATGAAAGCGCATATCAAGAGGAGGTAAGATGTAACCCTCATCACTTCCACCGATAACCGAGGGAGTATCTACAACTAATGCCCACGTTGTAACCCAACGCCAAAAGTCCTCTTCCCCTAGTGGTTTAATCTTGTACTTACCAGCAACAATCTCGCCTGTCTTTACCTTGCCTTGCGTCATAAACCAGTTAGCTAGCATTTGATTGCTAGGCATAACCCCTAGTGCCTCTGCTTGATTCCCTATTTCCATGTAATCGTTACGAGTAAAAGTGCCAGAAGCGCATAAGCCATAGCGGACTTGGTTCATGAAGGGAATGACAAACTTTTTAGTCTCGCCCTGGTAAGAAGCCAAAATTGAACATTCATCTATGATTAGCGCACCCTTACGCCACATATCAGGGGTGAATTTTCGTCTAAACATATCAAAGTTGATTATGGTTATGGGGGAGTCAGCTAACTTGACGTTATCCATTGAACGGATTTGTTCAATAACTACATCTAACTTTTGTGCCTCGCGGATAGTCTGCTTGGCAACTGCGAGAGGACAGACGATTAAAGATGGTTGTCCGGTATACTTATGCACTAATCTGGCAAACTCAACTTGAGCTACCGTCTTACCGAGTCCCATTTTCCAGCCCATTAAAGCCTTGCCTAGCTTCAATGACCACTGGACTCCTAACGCTTGCCAATCGAACAGCATCGGGTGGACTTCACTTAGGTCAATGTCGAAACCGCTAGGCGTAGCTGATATTTGCTTGGAGAGTAGATAATCTTCGTAGGTCAAGCTTCCCTCCTATCTATAGCTCTCTTCATCAACTGTAACCCTCTCTTGCCTGTAGCATATATGGTTAATTCCTCGTCACCTTTAATAGCAGTGACGCTAGTGGGAGCGGTGTGGATAGTCCAGCCTTTGTAAGTCATTTACTGCTTACCTTTAGATTGCAACTTTCGAGTAACCACATGATTTCCTCTCCCCATCCATTACCCAAGCGCCAATTGGCTACACTCTTAAAAGCGGTTACTGGGTCAATTGTATCTATGTCGTTATCTCTTGAAGTATCATTTTCGTCAAGGTCATATACCCTTTGACGTAAATCACGCATAATGTGTTTTGGATAATGCTTGTTTGCCATTTTTCGACTCCTTATATTTCCTCTGAATATCCAACGCCAAACTTTTATAAAACGACTTCGCCGGTAGCACCTTGCCCGATTCCTGTTCGTATCGGGTGACATCGGATAGGATGGTGGATTCGGCGGTAGTCATTCTGCTCAACCATTCTTTCTATTTCAAAAGCTGTTATCTGTAAACTTGCAACATAATCTAACAATTCTTGTTTAAGCATTTAGAATCTCCTCAATCTCACCTCGCGTAACTTCACCTTTGATGAAGCTGATTAGCTTGTCCAGTTTGGCTTGATTGTGGGAGAGGCCAGCGACGAAGCCAGCACTGAATCCAGCGCGGGTATTTGGCTTGCTAAATAGAGTATCATTTTCGTATTCTAATCTGGCCTGGGTAAATGCTTGATGTTCGCTATCGGTTAGTTGTTTAGTCATTTTTCACCGCCCGTCAATCTTACTTTTAACTTCTTTCAAGGCGACTTTGGCATTCTTACCTCTGGCGCTTATTCGACGGCCGGCTACAATAGCCACCGCTAATACCTCGCAGCGGCCATTGATCTTACCTCTAATAATTTCTATTTCGTAACCTCTGTACTTTAGTTTAGTCATTGTTTATAACTCCGTAACAAAATCCTGATTCCCCAACTAGCTTAATTAAGATTCCGGCGCTCTTCAGTGCATTAGCCAGCGTCTTAGCCGTTCTCAGCGTCTTACCTTGCGCCTTCACAACTGCCCTGACACCGCTTAGTGAGTGCTGACATAGCGTATGGCAGTGACCGTTACCTTTGCAAGCGACTAAGCCAGTAGCTAGAATCTGCTCACATTTGACGCTGTAAGTGATGATCTTATGACCATCAATTTCTGTCTTGCCAGTGGGGATAATCGTTTGCTGATAGTTTAGTTCGGGTGAAGTGAGTGACCGGCATGCGGTGACGTGCTTGTGCTGGCAACCGTTGGTCAGGCAGATGGTGGTTTGAATGTGCTTAGCTTTGTTGGATTGATTGACCAGAGATGGTATTCTATTTCGCTTGTTCAGTTTGAATAACTTGATACACTTAGGACAATCAATACTACCAGGTAGCTTATTATCGTTTGAATAGACTAATATGAATGGTTCATTATTGAACTTAGTCACACCACATAAGCCAGTGAAGTTACCCGTAACATCAGCATGGGTATGCTTGGTGGATTGATTTTGGAGAGGTGTCATAGTTTTTATCCTTTGCCTCGTCAGTACCGATTTAGTTCGGTAGACTCCCACGCGGGAGTTTCGGCTTAATTAGTTTTCTACTTTGTAGGATATAACATCGGGATTAGAATCGAGTGCTAGTTCAGTGGCTATGCTGGTATCATTACCGTCAAAGCTGATAGTGATTGTGCCTGAACCGTCCTCCCGGTAGCTTTCGTCCTCCACTGACCAGCCCATACCGCGCGGTAGGGTGCTAATGAGTCCTTCACATTCGGGTGTTACTTCGACAATTAGAGTAGCCATTTTTCAATCTCCTTTGTGAGTGATAATCTAAACTTATGAGTAAAGTATAAGCGATATTGCTAAAATCCGTTAGCTGAATCGATGGGATTCTAGCTCAATTTTTTGTTGATAGACACGAGTTTTCAGTGATTTGTCACCGTTTCAACAGAAGCTGATTCTGTAATAAACTCAACCAGCTTATCGGCCATTAAAATATATTGCTCTTTTCTAGCAGCAGCATAAGCAGCATAAGCAGCAGCAGCATAAGCAGCAGCAGCAGCAGCAGCATAAGCAGCAGCATAAGCAGCAGCATAAGCAGCAGCAGCAGCAGCGTCAGCAGCAGCAGCAGCAGCATAAGCAGCAGCAGCAGCAGCAGCAGCGTCAGCATAAGCAACAGCAGCACGCCAAGTTTCAGATTCAATCACTATGCCTGCTAATTGCTGAGCGTACAAGTCCGCTACTCTTTGAATTGCTTTTCGCTGCTGATCCGTTTTTGCATATTTGATTACGCCATCTTTTTCATCAACTAGCCGCCAAATAATCCAGTGCGGCCAAACAGGAGAAAGATCAATCCCGACTGGTACATTGGTAAAAAACCGTAATGCAAATTCGCGTCCCAAATCAGGATCATAGCCAGATAATCGCTCAAAAATTCCATCAGCTAATTTTGATATGATTCGCGGTAGGCCAATTTCTGCCTCAACAATACCGTGTGGTGATTCGCTTCTCATATAGCAACCCCACATACAACCCTTCCAGCCACCATTTGCTTGCTCACCATATGAACCGGCAATGAGCCTATCTCTGGCAATATCGGCCTCAATCCAGGCCAGATGTTGCGCTTTTAATTCGTGCAAGCCATGATACGATAACATTTTAGATTCTCCTTTGTTAATTGTTTAACTAATTCACGCTCTTGTAAGCGCAAGTTGATAATTTTGAGCCTCAATTTGCATAGCTTATCTTGCAGGGGGTGGGCATGAACTTGTTGGCAGAGAGGGCAGACGGTCATCATTTAGCTACTCGCCTTCTGACCACTGTGAAGTTTTTACTGTTGAAATCATCTAAGTCAGCGTAGAGCTCATTACGAAAATCCTGTCTAATATACCGCGATAGCCTTTTAGCCATTGACATATCATCTTGGCCACTTAGAATAACGTGTGCTTTATTTTCATCACCGCTTATGGTAACAATAAGGTTAAGTTTGTCGCTATCAGTTAAAACTTGGCGTATGTACTCTGTGACTATTTGGGTTACGTTAGCAATCATTTCAAATCTTACTTTTGAAACTATCATATCACATATCCCGAAAATCAGTTAGTTGAATCGGTGGGAAAACAGGCCAATTAAATGTTGGCAAGCGCCAACTTTCGGGGAAAGTGCCACGAATCAACACTTCTAGTACTTCTAGGATATTCTAGGAGTATTTTTCCACAATTCTATCTATCTTTTTGTTGTAAAACTGTCCAAACTTACCCTCTCCCCATATCGTTTGGCTTATGGCCTGATATGGAGTACCACCTTTAACCATATCCAGAATGGCTTGTTCTTCATCGGTTGTTGGCTGAATAACTAAATCAGGTAACAATAATTGATTGCCCGTTCCACCAAACAGCGCCACTCGCTTCCTATCCTTTTTCGACTGGCCTGGATAAAGTACATATCCAACATTGCGACTCCTATCAATCAAGCCGGCCTCGTTCATCCCCGGCTCGATAAACAGCTTATAAAAGTTCTGATGCAATGCCGCGCCAACTTTGCCAACCCCCCAAGCGTTAGCCGTGTCAAGGTGAATCATGAAGTATAGGATGATATTCACGCTGGCATAAAGGGTGGTTGCGTCCAGAATAAACGCCTCGGATTCGTCTAGCAGATGAGCACGAATCGCTGTCCAATCATCAAAGAATATCGGCTGGATAGGATGCTGTTTATGGCTTAGATTCTCATTAGTGTGTCTATCCTGTGCGAGCTGCTTAACAATCCTCATGCCACGTGATACCTGTTCAAAATTGTACTGACCACCGAACAAAACACATCCTTCCCACTCGCCCTTATCCCACTTGGGGCCGATAACTACTGGCTTACTACCGGTGCTAATCCAGTGCTGTGCAATGCGCCGAGCCTGGAATGTTTTACCAACGTGTTGGCCGGCTATGATTGCATAACTTTGCGTAGATTGCGTAAAGATGGTGAGTAAGTCAAGGCTAGATTCACCCTGTAGCGCCACCGTACTGGCCTGTAAGGCGATTTGTCGCGGTGCGTGTTCAATGATATGCGCTTGCGTCTCAAACGGCTCTGGCTGGCGTAGATGCGAGTTGACGCGCCATAGGGGTTTGGTTCTATCTAGTAGGACAAACTCAGTAGTTCGTTTGCCGTTCTCGCCAGTAACTTCCTCGCGAATCCAGACATCGGCGTGGATGATATTAGCATCTAATTCGGCGCGTCTGCGAGATGCTTTTTTAGTTAATAGAACTTCCTTAGCTAAAAGGCCAGCTAATACTGCAAATACGATTAACGATATTGCTAAAATGCCTAACACAAGCCTGGCGAATATAGTAAACTCGCTCTGCGTAGCTGGCAATATGCCAAAGGATAGCAATAAGGCCAATCCAAATATTAAGATGCAGGTTCTTGTCTGCCAACTCATCAGGGTAATTACCCCGTTCCCAATACGAGATACGCTGTTTGCGTTGCATGTAATCGAGTAGCACCATGCCCGGAAAAGCAAATAGGAATATAAAGCCGATGTCGAATATGACATGTTGTACCAGCATTGACGTATCCCATCTTAACCATGCCTCAGCTAATCCTATCCACATGACTAGCTGCTGGCCGATTAGACTCCATACCTGAAAATACACGGGTAGGCGTATGATGACTAACGCCAGAATGATGCTTGCTACTCCAAAGAATGTTGCTACACCCAATAGCGACATATCTAACATTTTTAATCTCCCCATTCGGTTTAATTTTAATAGCCTCCCCAAGTATAAACTAGTGCCTAGTTTTAATGCAATTATTACCTAAATGTAACTATGTTGTTAACGTCTATCCCTAGCTCTAATTGCCATAGCACATTAATACATACTGATGCAATTTGAATTAGCTCTAGCTCAGGTGAGTCATCATGCTTGCCACGGAAAGCCAGAATCATCTCGGCAACTTCCTCTAGTATCGTTGTAACTTTTGGCCTTTTGTATCTGTTTTTTATTGCCTCATCTACAACCCTGTTAGCCGCTTCGTCAAATGCCTGAACTTCCACAAAGCTTAAGTCTTTATACATGGAATCTAGTCCGTGGTTATTCATTCCTTGACTCCCTTTGCCAGTCCTCTACACATGAGGGGCATAGCGTTTCAGCGTTCACGATTGCCCATCCTAGCTGATAGAAAAAACGCGCTGCCTCAAAACGGGTATAGCTAGCGGCTGATAAGTCGAAGTTGGATTTACAGATAGAACAAATTACACGGTGATAGGTTTGAATTGCCTCTAATAGTGTCATACCGTTATCGATTCACGTTCACGTATAAATTGCGCTAATCTCGATACTAGGTCGGCTGTTTCCAAAAAGAACTCCCTGCGTTCCCTTTTAGGGGCATGTACTGCCCACTTGCGCCGCTCATCTGCCATCTGTTCTAGTAGTAAAGCGCATGCCTCACGCTCATCTAACTTTGCTTGCTCAACTTCTGACACGATCCTTTCATCTTTCTACCCCACTACCACGCATTATAAAACCTGATAATTGTCACTTCTTTTGGAAGCCTTGATAATTCAAGCTGATAACCATCCCTGCTATCATCTCCCCATTCTTGCAGGATGTTATCAATATCAATTTCGACTCCACTTTCGTCTGGCTCCTCACCATTAAAAAAATCCTCTACTTCATCGGGAATAGAAATATGAGCCAGTAAGCAAGCGTCGTAAATCGCTTTCATCTTGTGCCACCTTTCATCAGGTGGTCTAAATGCAACTACATGTGTACTCATGCTCATAAATTACTTGTCCTTTCTACGCTGTTAGCTCCCCCAAGATATTTATCCCTTGCATCTAAAATACAGTCTGCTATTACCCCAATGGACAGAACCAAATTATCATCCCGTACCATCTCCCGTTCATATTCCATTGCACTGTCGTGCGCGGTTACTAAATCAGGCGCTAGAACAAATAAATCATACCCCGGTAATACTGATTCCCGCTTACCCATTTTAACCTTCCAAACGATAAAACTGTCCGGTAAGAATTTAACTATCATTGATATTTCTCCTTTATACTTTGAATTTATAAGCTGCTTCAAAAGCTTTTGTTAGCTTCCCCAAGCTATACCTCTATTTTGTATTGTTGCCCCTGTAATACCTTCTCAAACTCTTCCTTGTTACGTGGTAGGTCGTGAAGAGTTAAAACCAACTTATTCCCATCTGGTCTATGTAGTAAAATCTCAGTATCCCCGTCTGCAATTTGTATAATATCAGACCAATATATACCGTCTAGGTAACTGAGTGGATGCCTAAAGCGTAGGGTAATCTGAGGACTTCCCCAAAAAGAAGGGGTAACAATCGCTTCCTCTATAGGATTCCAGTCGTTCTTGTATATCTTCATGCCTTAAACTCCCATGCTTTACGCCAAGCCTTGTCCCATCCCTTATGTTTACCCAGTACCACTTTTAACGCTGCCACCGTCTCACCTTGTCTAGCGTTTAGCTTGAATTGGAAGCATTGTTGTAAAAAGGCGCTAGAGCGAGGGATGTATTTACGCTGTCCATTTTCAAACAAGTATACCTGAACGTCAGGATTGCAACCCCCCGCTAGAATCGCACACTTATAACCAAGCTGAGATAAAGCGCGTATTTTTGCGTACTCATTTACAGTTGGCGGCGTTGGCTTAATCTCTAGGTAATTATAGTTACAGGATAGCAAGCCGAAATCAGGAGTGTACATGTGAATATCAGTCCCATAGTATTCAGGAAAGAAGAATCGCTTAGGTTCATAAGTGGCTACAATTCCAAGTGTAGTAAGAAATATGTACCAACGTACTTCCAGCTTGCTCCTAAAACGAATCCCGCAATAGTCAACAGATTCATAGGGTATTGAGTATGTTCTATCACCCATATGTTAAATCCTTAGTAAGCCACTCCCATGCTTTTCTGCTTTGTATCCTGCTAACGTATCCGCTACTAATACCATAGCGATTAGCGGTTATACGTCTAGATTCTTTACCTCGTAAGCTGAAAATTTCTATTACCTGTAGCTTAGTTAGTCTAGCCAAGCCATGATTTTCACCTCGATTATCTGGTATCTTTCCTCTGCCTTTTTTATCTCTGTCTACCATATTGTCTCTATGCGTACCCAGAAATAAGTGATTAGGATTCACGCAAGTAGGATTGTCGCAAGTATGGCAAACATCCATACTATCTGAAAGATAGCCATGTTCTAGTTCATAAGACAAACGATGGGCTAGAACATCTTTAGTACCATTCCAAATCGTTCCATATCCCGTTGTTTTACCGGCCAGCCATAACCAGCACTCATCGGGATTACGTCTATCTACTCTTTCCCAAAATCGTTGTTCTAGTAAACTTGTCTTTTTCCTTTGACATGCTCTTTTACATGGCCTACTACAGAACTTGCTTCCTTTAAGGGCTTTATTTAGTGGTCTATAATACTCATTCCCGCACTCGGTACATAGCAATTTAACTGACATTATTATCACCTACTCATTAAAAGGATTCTCCATGCTATCCAACGCCAATGTTGCCAGCAGGAATGACATAGCAGCCAGGAATAGGATTAAGCTAGTTATGTCCATTTGGCCTCTTTTCACAATACCTCATATGGATACTATACTTTTGAGGCTTAATCAAGTCCTCATTACAATATGGACATATATACATACGTTTATACGTCGTAGGATTCGTAGTAGAGTAGCCAGCCTTAGCCTTGCGAACTTCAGCGTTAATCCTTTTCGTCTCAGCATTGATTAGCTGAATCTGCGCTTCCGTCTCACTTACCTTTTCGACTATCTCAGTTTCCATACTTCGCAGAATAGCATAGGCAAAGTAAGAAAATGGTGCCAGGATGAAGAATATCAGAATAGCTGTATTGTGTAGTACCAGATAGCCACTACCGATATAAGCCGCAATTCCAACCAGTGATACATAGAACTCAATGCCATAATTGCGCTGGCGATGTAGCTTGACTACGGCATAGCAACTAGCACCCCCTATAGCTTCTATACCGATGAAAGCACCGATAGCAGCAAGCCAGGCTAATGCAAGACTTTGATTCACAAAGTATAAATAAGCTTGCAAGGCCACGCCTAAAGCCGATGGTATGGGTGCGGATAGGGGAGCGGCTAAAGCTTGAATTTTAGGTAGATTCATTTTCTACAAACTCTATTGTGATAGTAAATTCAGTCTCACACTTTGGGCAAATAATTTCTAACTCAGTAGTGGGCTGTAAGGCGATTGCCTCTATATCAGATTCTTCACCGCAAGCTGGACAATAAAATTTCATTCCTCACCCATTAACCATTTAACAGCTTCCTCTTCATCCTGAGTAATACAAAGGAGTTTTCCTATGGCGTTACCGTCATCTTTCCTCACCATATAGTTATTGTTATATATTTCTACGTTAGATGTATCGAAAATAAGCCATCTACTACCAACTTCAATGCGATGTATCTTTTTAGCTTTCAGTGCTTCTACTATTGTCATGCAAAATCCCCTTTATGACACTCACTACATATCCACTTACCGCATCTGAGTATCATGTCTACCCATTTTTGACAGTTTAGACAGTAGCCTTTAGTCATCGATTCTAACATGTGTCCATATCTTCTCTCTATAAATTTCACTGATAAGCGAAGCACTTACCCTAAAATGCCTTGCTAGAAATGCTTGTGATACCTGTTGCTTAAGTAGTTTTTTTATTTCTATAACTTGGCTTGTAATGAGTTTCGAATTTCCATTTACCTCACCCTTAGCCGCGCGGCCCTTACGTTTCATATCTGCTACATTGTCTAAATGTGTACCCAAGAATAAGTGATTAGGATTCACGCAGATACGATTGTCACATTTATGAAGTACAAAGTCGGGACTATTGATAGGCCATTCTGGATGATGTAAATGGTAAGATAGCCTATGCGCTGTCCACGTCCTATTTATTTTCACGCTCCCATAGTCGCCAGTCTTGCCGCCTATCCACTCCCAACATTCATCAGGTTTACCCGCTTTAACATTAGGCCAAAATCTTTGTTCAATTGGCTTACTACTGAGTGTTTGACCTTGCTTCCTGCATTTGGCCTGTTGTCTTTGTTCTCTTGTAGTGTGTTTACCGAGAATTGTATTTATGGTAGTATTATGACATCCATATTCACTAGCTAAAGTTCTAATTGTCTCCCTGGTAGTTAGTAATCTTTCAACTATTTCTAATTCTGGTAATGGTAGTTTTTTAGCCATCTTTTTCATCTTTCAATTCCCCGCTCCCATAACACACCATACACATCCCAGTGTTAGCGCACTCCTTGCAGCCCTTACCTCTACACTTGGGATGCTTACCAGTGCCATTGCACTCAAAGCATTTCCGCTTCATCTCGCTTCTTTCGCCTCATCTCAGCTATCCTCTCTGAGATAACTTGTAGGATAGTTAGAGCACCGTGCGTCTTGCAGAGGTAGCCGGTGGGAGTCGGTAACGTAGGTTCAAAGCAGGATGGGCAGTAGAAGCGAGGGATTTGATATTTCGTTTCGGTAGTCATCCTGCTGTCTTCATCTTTCTAGCAGCTTCATGTATCTCAGTCACCCAGTTCTCATTATCAAACAATTCAAGGACTGTGGCATGTGCCATAGCTGCCATTTGCGCATTAGCATACCAGTTCTCACCAAATAATTGGCGACATAAGCGGAGACATTCAAGTCCTTGCCGTACTATATATGACTTGTTCCCCTTATTTAGTGAACTGGCATACTCGAAAAGCTCATCCGACACCGTACTATTTATACGCTTGGTCATAGTAAACCCTAAACTTAAGATGACCTTATCTTATCACAGTAGGTATATAGTGTCAAGTGCATTTATGGCAGTTATGCACAATTTTAAGGTTGGATATATTGACAACCGACGTTGGTATGTGATATAGTATCTTTAGCTGGCAGAACCACTAGCCAAACAGTAAGTACCCGTGAAAGATGTTTACGTATTAAAAAGGAGTCCGAAAATGTCAAAGCCACTTAGAAGTATGTCAGATGTTGAGCGCAAACAAGCTATTGCCCGCCGTTTAGCGAGTCAGTCAAAGGGACTCGGCTATTGGGCCGCTGTTGATGCGGATAGAAAGTATGTGCAAAAGGAGTCAAAATGACCTGTTCTATTTGCGGTGATAAAACTGATGGCGCTCGCTTGTTATGCGCTAAACACTACAGCGTTGCCAAAGTTCCCAATACTAGCCCTGTACCTGCTGAGGATATGAGTAAGCGGAGGGAAGGTAGGGAACGGGAGATGAAGAAGTGAAATCAGAACTTGATAAGTACCAAAACTTAAGCCTTGCCAGGATTAAAGGCGGTCATTTTTGCATTGACAATCAACGCTTTATTAAGGATCGTCCTATGTCAAAATCTATAGATGACCTGGACAGGCTATTAGATTCAAGTGATAAATTAGCTTCAGAAGCAATTGAGGCTGGCGACATTGGCTTACTTGGTAAGGCAGATACTTTCAGTAACAGCTTAGATTCGCTAGAGGCTAAAATAGAATTGAACTTGGCAGGCGCAAGTTTCTTATCGAATTAAACTAACGAAAGGAGAATCGACATGGACAAGAAGATTTACCACAAGCCTAGACTCATTAAGCACGCTCAGTTAAAAAACATCACCTTCTCTGAGCCAAAATGTGACAAATGGGATGACGAAGGGGACGACGGCGGGAGTGAGGGATAACCTAGCTGGTAAACGGTGACGCCTCATTGAGGATAGTGCTAGACACTTGACCATTAACTGGCTAGTTCAAATGAAAGGATAACTTGCCTAGTGAATAGAAATCAGACGTTATGTACTAGAAGGCTTGTCAGATAGGCAAGCTAATCAATGCCGTATACGGCAACAAGCCGACGTATGGCCTTAGACAATCATTCAAGATGAAAGGTAAAAAATGACTACAGAAGAAACAATGTTAGATCAAGATTTCAATTGGGATGAGCCACTTGTAACTGATGCCGGCACAGGTGAGGGCAAGCGCCAGTTCGCCAGGGTGCGAATGTTGCCAGTGCCAGTTATCCCGTTTCAAAAGGGTGTTCATTTCACGCTGCCAGGTGTGCATAATGACCGCTACAATGCCGATACTAAAACGACTGTGCGTGAAGGCTTGAAGCAGTTTAACGGGATGAAGCGGGGCAAGACTGATAAGAAGCACACTATCTATATTTTGGTTGCTGAGAAAGCAGACCAGCAAGGTAATGAATACCAGCGCGTTAAGTGGTTCAAGTCTTGGCCCGAAAAAGACCGCAAGCATGTTTGGGCTGAATTGCAATTCCCCGCGCTGAAAGCTATTGGCGACGCGCATCGTGCTAAACTCATGGGCCAAGGTATCTATGCTGGCTATGATGAAGTTCCTACAGGTGAACAGGCGAATATTGGTGGTGTGGATTATGACACGAAGTACTGGACTAACTTTACCGTATTCGCTGATGAAGTTACGATGAAAGCGGCCGAGAGAGAGTTCTTTGCCCAGTTCACCGACGGCTCAAACGGCGCTACCCCCGCGCTGGACTTGACTAACATCCCGGCCGGCTGGATTAAAGGTGACGCAGTAAAGGATGCGGCTAGTGTCAAGACGCTGTATGAGCAAATCGCCAAAAAGCATGCTGAGAACAAATCAGCTATGGATATAGCCAAGAATCTTGGTATTGTTGATAAGGAAACGGGCAAGCCTAATAATAACAAAGCTGGTAATCCCGTGAACGTGGCGGAGTTATTCTCAGCGGCGCTGGATATGCCAAGTGCTATGTTTGAGGCTGAATTAGCATGACACGGCAAGAGCATTTAGCCTGGTGTCAACAACGCGCTTTGGAGTACGTTGCCGCTGGCGACATGGATAACGCTTTTGCTTCAATAGCCTCTGACCTTGGCAAGCATCCTGAGACAGAGGGGCATGTCGGTATCCAACTTGGCATGATGCAACTTATGGGCGGCTATCTAAAGACGCCTGCGGAGATGCGTAAATTCATCGAAGATTTTAATTAGTTTAAGAGGACTCCCAATTCGACTAGAGGCGGGAGTCCTAGTTTTAAGCAGGAGAGAATAAAATGAATGATGAAATTCACGAAGGTGATATAGTACAAATTGTTGATGAATCTCACGCTTGGTTTCCTTGCTTACTAGTTGTAAGCGAAGTCAAGTCGTGGGGAGTCGTAGCTTACGCATTTATTCCCCAGAAGCCAGTAGCACAAGCCTTTAATCGACTAGAGAGCAAGCAGATATACAAGGTTGGTGTAACTGCTATCGGAGTTGCTTAATGCCCGTAGTCTACTTCGATCCCGACGAATCCCACCGCTTTACCTCAATTGAGGCAGAATCGTGCGTTGGACTAGAGGCGCTAACGGGTGCGGATTTTATTATCAGTGAATTACCCATTGACCCAGTAGAATCTATCCAATGGCACGTTGAGAACGGTAGCATGTTCTGCAACATTAAAGCTGGTTATGATTTTTTTCTCCATCATGAACAACGCCATAAATTCGCCGCACGGACTCAAGCTTTAGGTGTAAACAACTCTAGACGGCTTTATTTAGGTGTAGGTGATTACACTGAGGATAGGGATGGGAATCTACGCTGTGGCTTCTACAAGCCACTACGGCGCGTTACGTGGCTAACCTATGAACACATGCTGGATGACGCAATGAATCGCGGGTTGTTTTGGCGGACTATCAAGGAGGAAGGTGAACTACCGGCGTTTATCGAACGTATGGCTAGGTTGATGGAACAACCGCGCGAGGTTAAGGTGTACGCTAAACAATCCTATCAGTGGGATGACCCCTGGCAAATGATGGAGGAAGTCAACCAGCGGACCGTAGTATATACGTTAGCTTGCGGGTTGTGGAATATGGGGCCGAAACGCGCTCAATCATTAGTTGATTATCTCATCAAGCACAGTTTACCAGTCAACCTATTTCAAGCCTTATCTGTCCTATCTCAAATAAATGCCAAGAATAAGTTCACTCACAAAGTGTCTGGTATCGGTACGGATTATCAGAAATGGATTAGAGATTTGATGTTTAGCAACGAGGCTTTGGAGAGCGATGAGGATTACAAGCTACTTGAAGGATTTAACATCTGTCTCGAAACTACCGACAATGAAAATGAGTTCCATCGAGGTGCCAGAAGTGGACTGGCACGATTCCATGAGTACTTCGATAAGGAGCTAAAAGCAACCGATAATGGGAAAGCCAGACTGGCTAAGACAGCCTACAACAATGCAATGAAAGCAGCACTTATTTTAATCAATCAACAGTATCGAGTGAGACAATTACCAGGCGAAGAGTTCCCATTCTAGAGGAGAGAATATGGCAGATAACAAACTCGCAGTACAAAACGAGATGACTATAACCAGCCTCAGTGAGATATTCGCTCAGTCCGGCTACTTCTCAGATGCGAGAGGCGCGGCGCAGGCAGCAGTTAAAATTCTAGCAGGTAGGGAGTTAGGATTGCCACCGATAGCGTCTATGACAGGTATAAATATCATTAAAGGTAAGGTGAGTTTATCAGCGGTAGTTATGGCTAGTGTGCTTAAGCGGACTCCAGGCTATGACTATAAAGTGGTAGAATTATCTGAATCTATTTGCAAGATTGAATTTATACATAGCGGTCAAAGTTTGGGTGTATCTAAATTCGATATGCAAGACGCTAAACAGGCTGGTTTATTGGACAGTGGAATGTATAAAAAGTATCCACGTAACATGCTATTTGCCCGCGCTATGTCGAACGGGATTCGCTGGTACTGTCCAGAGGTGCTAGGCGGGCCAGCTTATACACCAGGAGAGATAGAGGCAGGTGCGGATAGTGAAGGTGAAGACAACGGTAATAACGTTATAGATGTTGAAGTTACCGACTTTGCTGAGTACCTTAGAGAAGACGAAACGATAACGGCCAAGGTGAAAGAACTGGACTCGGATGGACTCGGCCTCATTGATATTGTGGAAGCAATTAACAAGCCGGTAGATGAAGGTGGATTTGGGCGAGACTTTGGGCCGGCTGATATTCAAAGTTATTTAGATAAAGGAGATTGAAATGAGTTACTCACATATGACACTGGATGAATTGCTTGATTTAGCCGATGAAGTTGGCGCACTTACTGAGAGGTATCCCATCACTTCGCATGGCGCGGGTATCAAGTTAGCTGAAATAGATACCGAATTACTTAGCCGTATGCCGGAAGGTGAGTTCGTAACTCTACTCAGTAGCCCGTTGCCAATTAAAAAACGGGATGACGGAGGGGAGTGGGGTATCGTTGGACATTGGTATCAGCCAATCGGTTTTGAGCCATACATACCCGATGAGGATACCGACTGGCTATTCGATGCGTTATATGGCTTCATCGAGGGTGTGCCAACAGTCGAGGGGTGATGCATGGCAAACAAAAGGGTTAATCCTAGCACAATCAGCTATAGACAATGGTTCAATCCTGAATTGCCAGCTCTACTCTCGCAAGTTACGCGCTGGCTAAAGAAGAATACCGAGATTCACATTTACGATATTATCATAGATGGCGCCGCGACATACGCCGATGACTGGCAAGCAACGATTTACTACTTTGCAAATGAGGAGTCCGAATGACTCTAGCTGAAGCTACTGAACTCATCATGCAACGTCGCCATTTATCCTCCTATGTCTCACGTTGGCGCTGGCAACGTAAACTCATCCTGGCCGGCATGCGCCAGGATGTTAAGGTTGCAGATGACAATTATGATAGAGAATCTATCCTCGTCTGGCTAGAAAAGCGCACCACAAAGCGCACGACCATCTGGTTCACGCAGGATGTTAGAGATGCGCTGGAGAAGAGGGCTAATGGTGAGTTTGGAGCAATGAGTCGATTTGTTAATGAAGCAGTGAGAAAAGCTATAGATAATAACCGAACAGTTTGAGCGAGCCACAGAGTCCAAGTAACCCAACGGTGACAAGCGAACCATATACAACAAATAATCCGTCCAAAAAGAGTGAGCCATCCCATTCAAGTAACCCTGACGGCATAAGCTAACTATATCTGCTAAGTAACCCTAGTTCAAGGAGTGAGCCAAACGCCGCAAGTAACCCTAAAAAAAAGAGCGTTAATTAAACCAAAGGAGTCCGATGTCAAATTCATTGTTACGCGCATTAGTAGATTTACGAGATAGACAGGTTCAGAAATCCCGCATTCAATTCTCAAACCGTCTATCTGCCATTGATCGTCTAACCGACGAAACAGATGGCAAACAACGTGAGGTAGTATCACGTTGGCTAGATGTGTTCAGCACATTAGAGAAAACCATAGATGGTGATATAGCTACTATTGTTAAGCTAGAACCTATCTATGAGGAGATGAGTCAGATACGCGGTATAGGGCCGATGTTAGCTGCCAAGATCATCGCTATGGTGGATATTGAGGAAGCGGATTCGGTATCAGCATTATGGCGTTATTCGGGTTATGGTGTGGGTAAATATTGGGAGGATGAAGAAGGGAAGATAGTCGCACCACAAGTCGGGATGAAGTGGATAAAGCGAGATGAGTTAAAGGATGAGGTACTGGTGAGGGAAGCTGAAGAAAAGGTACTCGTTAGAATCGTAGTTAATCCCAAGCCCGAATGGAAGCTGGTTGAGGTTAGGGATAGACCGATAGAAGGCTGGCTACTGGCTTACAATAAGCGGCTCAAAACTACCTTGTACCTCGTGGCGCAGTCGTTTCTGAAGTGCGGCTCACCTTACCGGCTATTCTTCGATAATGCTAAATTACACTATGCCGTGACACATCCCGAATGGAAACCGGCGCACACGAGGGACGCCAGCATGCGCAAGATGACGAAAATGTTCACTTCCCACATGTGGCTCAGATGGCGCCTCCTGGAGGGTCTGCCAACTCGACAACCTTACGCGCATGAGAAGTTGGGACATGAGACGTATTATGCACCGGAGGATTTTGGATGGGGTAAAGCCGTTGATAGTGAGTAACCCTGAAGGAAAAAGCGAACCGAATACGGCAAGTAAACCAGAGGTGACAAGTGAGCCATACTCATGAAGTAAACCAGAGACAGCTAGCTAACCAGAGTGGATGATTAAACCGTGTGATTTGAGTGAGTCGTCGGTCCTAAGTAACCCTTTTGGCAGAAGCGAACCTAAACCATTAAGTAACCTAACAAGTCAAAGTGAGCTACAGATAAAAAGTAAACCATCAGCTATAAGCGAGTCGGAGCATTGAAGTAAACCAGAGGTATTGAACGAGCCTAAACAAAGAAGTAAACCTAACAGATGAAGTGAGTTATTCGGGCTAAGTAATCCTAAAAAAGGGAACGAGCCGTTACAGTACCATCATATAGAAGCGTTAGATGTACTAAAGAAACCAAAGAATTATAGTTCAAAAATTCACACCTAAAGGAGAGTGCCATGGGATTATTCGACATACTGCAAGTTTTTGACTGGATTTCACCCGTTATCGGTGAAGCTCAGGATATTGCTCAGGCTTTGAGCGGTGAAGGAGGGACAACTATCTGGATGGATAAATCCGATTTGGGCATAGCCATTCAACTTTTGTATGGGGCCGGTGTTAAAGTGGTTAGTACCACAACAGTTGCGTTTGATCGTGAGTCAGGAATCAATGTACCTGACAGTCAGGTTAGCGCGGCCCGAAAAGCCCTGGGAAGTATTGAGAACTGGTAAAATGACAAAAGTATATATTGAACCAACTGATGATAGCGGCTACAGCATGAGCCGTGAAGATTTACATAAATACTGTGATTATGTGGGTACTGGGGCTGATGGCGTAGCTCAATTTAGACTAAAACCTCAGTATAGAGAGGGTAACTCCGAGAAGGCAATCAATGCCGGCTTGGCAGGATTAGGGGCTGTTCTCAGGCTGTTTGGGTTATGATAATATCAGATTTGTTAATCAGTTTTGATGATTTTTGCACGTCTCAATTTATGTCTGCTAGTGAGAGATACGATTTCAAGCAGTGGCTAGGTAGACGTGCCAACCAGGGTCGGACTCATTCGCAATGGTGGGTATTGTTTGCAGAGTATGTGAGGAGTGGAGGTAAATAATGCAATCTGGAAGTTTGGAGGCTATCTGGTATGTGTTCTGCCAATTCATAGATGAGGTGCTTCACGCATTTGATTCTATCATTGGCGATACGGACTGGCGCTTTAGGTTCTGCCAGTGGGCACATCGTAAGGACGGTGGATAAAACGCTGATTCCTGTCAAATATTCCGCTTAATCCATGCACTATAGAGATTGTGGATAAATCTATAAGCTTCGATACCAGAATCATCAAACATACTGAGGCTGACTAAAAATTCTAGTGCCTCTTGACCGCTTTCTTTATCCTCAAATGGAGCAAAGTCAATATAGATAGATTCTTTGTTAAACTCATTTGTTGTATCATCAAGGGATAATCCAGAACTAACCCAAGACATGTACATTTGCCCCAGCAACTCAGTTGCCATTGCCCCAAATGGAAAGCAATCACGCTGATTGGAATCATACAATAATGTCAAAGAGCCAAGTAGCATCTGGTCTGTAGGGATGGCAAATTTAATATTCTGGACTGCGCTTATTAGCTTCCACTTACGATACTGACCGCGCATTATACGTAGCTTTTTCTTCCTGATTCCCTTGTTGCTTTGTATTAGCTTGATTACTTTTGGAACGAATAAGATAGAATTGATATAGTGCATTCTATCTGAAAGTGAATAGTCAATATGGTCTTTCTTGGCGATATTTAATTCTTCAGAGGTTAGGACATAGTTCGAGATACAATTCAACCCGCCTATACTTCTTGGCACAATATGGTCAATATGCATTTTCTCAAAACTAACAGACTGTCCAGTATAGAAGCATTTACCACCATGGGCCTCATAAATTGCCTTGCGTAACTTTGCATCACTCGTTGGAATTTCGGTATCTGCTGAGATATTCATCAATAGCTCGTCTTATATGTTCTGCAACTGATAGACCGCTTTTAACTGCTAACTCTTTAAGAGATTCGATTTGCTTAACAGATAAATAAAAATCAATTCTTTTCATATGGATATTATACGTACGAAGCTTAAAATTTCCAAAAATACGCCAGTCGAGTAGAATGGTGGATAAAGCGAAGCTTGACAAATAGCGAGTCTTAGCTTATTATAGTGTCAATCAGCTACGTAGTGGAATGGCTACCTACTACGGTCAGAAGCAAAGGGAAACGAAGCGTGCAACAACTATATACCTGTCAAAAAATCCTGTTCTCTCCGCCTAACCCTGTTTTTGGAAAAAGGGTAAGCCACCCTAGTCACGCTTCGTTTCTGGGGTTGGGTTTGGAGAACAGGATTTTTTATTGGTAATAAATAAAGGCAGCTACTTTTTAGGTAGACTGCCTTTTATCTTTCAAGTGACCGGACTCAGTTTCCCCACCTATCCGGTCTGACCGACATCACAGAACTAAATTCAATGAATGAATTTAAGCCCTTAACATTTATTGTAGTCAGTTAGGGTTATATGTCAAATAGTTAGAAAGAATGTCAGAGGACACCTGTTAAACATTTTCAGGTAACTTATAGGAGCCAGAAATTGAATCCCGATACCATCGAAGATTTTGACCTTTTAATCTCACCACCCGAAACCATGCGCCAGTCATTTAGCACAGCCAAGAAGTGGGCTGACTACGCCAAAGAATACTATAATCTCAACTGGCATGAGCAATACGACATAAGACACCAAGAACTTAAACAAATATGGACTGAGTATAAGCAAAAGCGGATAAAGAACTGTAGCACTCATTGTATGGAGGTTATTGAGAATCCGCTTGATGGTGATAGTATGTATCGTTTGCCCCGCTGTGGTGAAGCTGAGTGTGACTTTTGCGGGCCGTATGAGATGGCGCAAGCTAGAGAGAATCTAAAGCAAGCTATAGCTAGCAATAGCGGTGAGTTGAAAAGGATTATTGTTGAGACGGATAGCGATAGGGCTAAAGCCATGCGTAAGTATGGTAAGAATCTAGCGTCATTTACGGCTATCGAGATAGATGGTAAAGTAGTTTTTGAAGGTTTAATAGCTACTAAGGATGACATAGGCGAATCCTACACGGCTGATGACCTGGAGAGGGATAATATGACCAAGTGGGTTAAAACTGTTTACGGCCATAACAAGTCAGGCGCGTTGCATACCAAGCCGATTAAGGTATCACCGAAGTTAGATGAGGATGTACCTACCGATGACGGGGCCGAAATAGTCACCGAGAAGTGGACAGTAGATTTTAACAAGTCCAATGCTAAAACCGGACTAAATCTGACTAACGAGGATTGGGCTGGCTTTGCTATAAATAAATCCATTATGTTAACGTCGGATTTGCGCCCGACTGACCTAACTGACCTGAAGGATGCTTTACGTAAACGTAGAGAAGCAAGACGGTTGGTTATTGAATCGGTGGGCGGTGTCATTTTTGACGTACAATACAGGAAAAAGAGAATCGAATTAAACGACATGGACTGGTCAGTAAGTGACGATAGGGTTAAAAAACTAGAGAGAGAGGGGTATTTTGCACAAATTAGACCGTCAATACCAACAATCCACCTATGAATCGATAGTAGAATCCAAACAAAAGTACCTCATAACCGAAGCTCCTACCGGCTCCGGTAAAAGCGCCTATGCCGCGCAAGCTGGTAACGACGGCTATCGGACTATGGCGCTTGTCCGAACAAAGTCTCTGCAAGAACAATACAGCCGTAGTTACGATTTTAAGGTAGTTAAAGGTAAGGGAAGTTACGAGTGTCTACATAACTTTGTCCCGACGTGTGATATGTGTAGGATAGATGAATTGAAGCTAAAGCAGGATTGTAAAATGTCCTGTCCTTATCCGTTGGCTGTGAGTTATATGATGGATAGCAACCTCGCCAGCTTGAATTACTCAAAGTACCTCACTGAATCGAGACCGAAGGGATTAGTCGAAAGCTACAACGCCAAGATTCTGTTTTTGGACGAAGCGCACCAACTCAGCGATATCGTTATCGAATGGAGTGGCTGTACCATCCCGTGGAATGAGTACCTTACGCGCTACATTGAACCAGAGGAAATTGTATCGGACCTACCGCAAGCTATCGGCGTGTCCTTTGCGGTGGATTGGCTAGGTAAATTGGCTGTCAGCTTAGATAAGAATGAGCCGCATCTACCACGTCGCCAGCCAACACCCGAACAAATCAAAGAGTGGCGACGGTGGGATGCACTGAAGCGCAAGGTAGATAACACGCTGGATTTGGTAGACCAGGGTACTGACCTGTGGTATGCGCAGAGTGATGACAAGGTAGGATTCAAGTTGAAGCCGTTAACCGCGCGATTCCATTTTAGAGACTTGTTCAAAGTGCCGAAGATAGTTATGATGTCAGCCACTATCGGGAATCACACTGCGTTTTTAGCTGAGCTGGGAATAAGGGAGGATTACGAGAGCATCATCGTACCTAACGTTTGGCCGGGTGTGATGCGGCCTATATTGGATCTAAACGCACCGGCTATGACTTATAAAGCTACTGAGGACGATCGTAGAGAACATGCCAGAGTTATTGCTAATGCGATTAACGACTGTCCTGCAAACTGGAATGGACTGGTACATGTGACTAGTAAGGCTAAAGCTAGAGACCTGGGCCAGCGGTTGCGCAACTTGACAGACCGGCCGGTGTGGATTCCCGATAATGATATGGGCACCGAATGGGCGCTGAGTAAGTGGTTAGAGTTTGATAAGCGGCACAGAGGTGCTTTAGCCTGCACCTGGAATATGCATGAAGGAATCGACTTACCGAACCTGAATATCAACATCACGGCATTTGTACCTTATCCTGATCTGGGGGATAAGTTTGAGAAGTTGAGATTCGACTTTGACCCAAGGGCCGCACAAGTTCGAGTAGCCAATACTATGCAACAGGAACAGGGCAGGAATCGCCGGGGGCATGAAGCACACTATGGGCAAGATGCGGATAAGTTAAACGCGATAGCAGATGGTAAATGGACACGGTTAAAATGGGCGCTATCTGAGGATTTCAAAGAGGCTATCCAGTGACTCCCTCACATCTTACTATCCTACGCACCGTAGCAAAGAATCAGCCTATCTTGAAGGATGACCTACACAGGCTTTTATCCATACGCTTATCGAGTGACGGTCATTACTATCAGTTGAAGAATCTACGCAAGCGGGGGTATATTCAGTATGGCAGGAAGCGCGGGCCGGTATGGTTGACGCTGAAAGGAAGTGAGGTAATCAATGAGATTTAGATTCGTTCGCACCGGTAATAAACCCGTGAACCAACTTATCAGCTATGACGGTGTAGATAGTACTACTGCTACCGAGGCGCTACGCAACTGTTTCGATTTTTGTACTCAGCAGGTTAGGGATGAGTTAGAGGAGTTCCTAACTGACTCGAATCAGAAGTTGGTAACATTTGAGCTTGATGGTGAGACGGTGGAAGTTAGGAGGGAATCGAAATGAATATCCTCCCACCCTTGCACATCATTAAATTATGGCGCGATGAAGGACTATCACCGGCTGAAGTGTATCAACGCTGCGAGAATTTCATCTTTAGATTCACTGTAAGCCATAGCCGACCCACCAATTACTCCATTCGACTATGCCGACTATGCTCACGCTGCACTCGTAGACATTATGCCAAAGGATTATGCAAGCGGCATTATGAGAATGTGCAGTATCAATCCTTAAAAGTTAGAAAGGTTAAGCTATTTACATAAATCCCCTTTCATAGACACAACCCCTACTTTATGCTAAAATGTCTCCAACGTGTCACCCGACGAATACCAGATTACCAAGGATGATTTAGTTCAAATACGTCGCCTTATTTCACTAGTACGCGATGTCATCCACCGCTATGCCGACCTAGCAGAGCGTACTAGTGGCTTCACGGATAGGGCCGATGAGTGGTTTGCCGAATCAACTAAAGCTATAGACAGGCTGACCACTCAGGTAAACGAATTACGCCAGTTAGCCATACTCGAAAAAACAGGCAGTATTCAAAAGGCTAGTTTAGTCCGCGAGCACATCCAGCTAGAATTGCAGGCTGATGCACTGAGACAGGAATTGGCACAGTTGCAAACGAATCTAAATAAGGCACGACTTAAGGCAGCAAAGTATGGGATGAGCATCCCAACTGAGTTAGATAATGAAATAGAAACTTACGTAAATTCAATTAGTAGGGCCAAACAGGAACTGGATAGAATCAAACAGGAACTAGAATCATGATGACAGTAAAGACCAGACTAAAGCGTATTGCAATTGACTTCGAGACCGCTATCGAGGTACTTTGCGAGGTAGTTTTACCGGTTATTGAAAAAGAGGTTAATAGCGATGCTTATGCCGTTGAGTTGACCAAGGAGTTAAAGTTCTATCTGGAGCGCGGTAAGGTTGAAAAAGAGGCTATGCTGGATAGGCTTAAGAGCGATGAGGCTATTCTGAGAACGGCCAAGTCGCAACTTGAAAATGCGGCTTTACTTGTAGGTGAAATGACGCTTACTAAACTTCTGGCCAGTGCCGGTAAGGATGATATTAAACAAGCCGTTATTCACGCGGTTATGGTGGGGGATAAGGAGAGGATACTGGAGGGGTTAAAAGAAGGTATTGAGCAGGTAGAAAATGCCTAAAAAGCGCCTTGCTCTTCTATTCACCGTCCTATGTGTTCAATGCTTCCTGATGGGCATAACCGGTTTACTACCTGCTATAGCGTTTATGTGGATGGCTGCCTCTACTGCCAGGTACAAATCTGTTTGAACTTTACTTAATCCTAAGTGGTACCCTCGCACCGGCTGACAATGGCGTGCTAGAACGTGTGGCTCAGCGTCGTATCGCGTGGGATTCAACGTTTGAGGAATGGCATAGATATGAGGTGCTGGTAGCACCGGCTGATTGCAGGTTACTTGGCAAAAGTGGATGGCTGATAACACCGGAGAGAACGTATACAGCTTTTGCGATTGACTGCGAAAAAGATACCGATAAGGGTCAAATGGCTGAACGTGGCATTATGGCTGATGTGAGTCTGGATGAAGTGGGGCAAGGATGGCTAGTATTGAGGTGATTACCAGTCACCACCATCATTAGGTATATCAATGGTATCTACCAAATAATCAGGGTCATATCCCTCTAGTCTATTCCCGATAAGCATAGCTCTTTTTCCATCCTTGCCCTTTTTCACAATGCACAGCGTACCGCTCGCAGAAAATATCCATAGCGATTCCGGCCAATGTCTAGCGGTCTTCTTTAATAATGCAATTGCTAATTGTTCTGCTTTAGTTAGTTCCATATGTCATCCTTATACACACCGCGCACTAATGAGCGCATTTATCTTAACAATATTGATATAACCGAGATTTGCATCGGCTATTCCGAACGCAATAACGGCGCTCTAATCTACATATTCCTGCCGAGTGGGAGACGGTTGAAAACGACGAGGGGGAAGGATTATCGGACGTTCGTTTATGGTGAGTTGCGGGTTGATAGGCCAGATGAGACATATATAGAGCATATGATTGCAAAGCCGGATGAATCGTGATATACTAACCAGGTACATGTTTGGTTCTCCTTTTGAGAAAGGTCTGACTCAGCGTTGGACCTTTCTTATTTAAACAGGGATTCAATCTCAGTAGCTTTCATATCATCATTAACCTTGTTTGCTACTTGCTTTACCTTCCACTCAGGATGACTATTCCTTACACCGTAGTCAGTAGCATACATTTGAGAGTAAGTTAAATTACATAACTCTCTAATATCGCCAAACTTCATATTTTTCTTGTACAATTTAACTGCTTTTTGAATATCCATTTTGACTCCTTATCTTTAGATACTTTGGTAATCGTTTCTCATCATCCACCACCCCACTCAAATCAACCTTAAACACCTTCACACCCTGCGATGTTATCCACGTGGCCTCTATGCCGTCCGTGGCTTGCTGTAGAGCGTTTAGAGTAGCTACCGTGTCATTTAGTATGATAGTGCGCTGTAGGCTGTGGTTCATGGTAGACTCCGTTTGAGTAGGTGAAATGAGTGATTAGATAGGCGCTCATTACTGCCAATTGGATAACAGTATTCCCACCTATCCTGCCCCAAACGGTTAAGTAAGACAATTAAACTCTTATCACCATCACACTGAGAATTACCATCAAAGGCAATGAATGTACCATCCCCACCTATGTATACCTCCAAGTATTCCCACTTCACTTTAGCGCCTCCTTGCAATCAGTAATAGTTGGATTAATTCATCCGAATCAAAATCATCCAGGCGTGGCCCTATCTCGTTCACCCGCTCTGCTTTCCAGCATTTATACCACTCCGTTAACCGCTCAGTCCTAGCCTCATCAGCCTCTCTACCGTGAAAATCGGACAGCTTGAATATAGCCTCATTCGACAGCGAATCATCGGTTATGGCAAAGCGGATGGTGACTGACTTATTAGTTGGCATTTTCAAGTGGAGATATTAAGGATATGTTGAGTTTGCGTCTTAGATTCTGAATCTGACCACCAAGCATAGTTGCTCTATAGCCTAAGTAGGCGTACTCATCCGTATCTAGTTCGGTTTTGTATTCAGCTTCCAACTTTTCAAGTGCCTTTAATCGTTTCTCTGCTTTAGATTGCGGCATTTTTCCTCCTCCTCAATAGCTACCGTATAGAATCTAAATGAGCCAATGTCTTTAAGCAGTCTAGCGCCAACGGTTAGGGATTCAATGTCGGTACGCGTGGGGATGTGTAACATTAGTTGGACTCCGGTAATTTGTTATCAGATACAACTTTAGGTAATTTGAATATCTCGCCGCAGTAGGAACATTCTACTTTTTGTCCAGCCGATATACCCGTTGGCACGTCGCCATCGAATATTAGCCACGTCAGCGAGCCTGTGTATGGATACTCAGTTCCTTCATTGCAATAAGGACATTGAGTCTCAAAAGATATTACCGATAATTTTGCTACTTTCATCATTCCTCCGTGACCACGTGAATTGTGTTTCTGTGAACATAGTATAATCTAAATCGGATTTCACTAAATATCTGGCTTAATGCTAAACCTAATTCCATTTGATTGATTGACCGATTTAGCGAGACCAGCACACCCGTTTGAGTTATGCAAGTGGTGAAGCCCAAGTTTGACAGTTCGGTTGCGATTAGGTGGGTATGCATCTCAATTACTCATTTCATCGTAACAATCAGGGCAGGATGTACCCAGGCTGGCACTCATTACCAATACTCGATCAACCACATGCCCACAATCAGCTAGAACCGTTTCTATTGGTTTTTGTTTGGCTTGCCGTACCTCGATTTTGCGCTGATGAGCATCGCCACATCTCAGATTTGCGTACCAGTCGTTATCATAGTGGATTGTCTCACCGGCTTCTAACAGTTCGGTGATTTCCTGGTAGGTTGTCATCGGTTGACGTTTCTGGCGTGGGGCAAACCACACCTCGCGAGCCAGAACCATATCGAAGAAGTATTCGGTTCTTTCATCGTCTACCCAACTCGTACCATTGCTCAATTGTCGTTGCAGTTTCATTTTCGTGATTTCCTTTATCTAGAACGATTACAGTATACCACAATTAAATGGCAATGTCAATCATATCTGACATAATCAACCTTAAAATTAAGACAGCTTTATCGCGTCCATTCTTGGGTAGTCTACCGAGTAATGTTTGCCATTCCTCATAAGACATATCTAACTTAAGTTGTCGCCATTCATATAATTTTGGCTTGCGTCCTGCTCCATTGCGCTTACCACCCGATTTACCTTTTTGTCCTGACATATAATCACCTTATTTGTAAATTTGAATTAAGTATACCATATTTAGTATTTGATTGCAATACACCATTGGCACTATTCCAAACTCCCTATTGTCATAAATAACAGGACGTTGTATAATTCAGCTATGTGGCGCAATCGAATCATAGATACCAGTTCTGCCGACCCCCTGGAACTCGCCAGGGGCTACAATCCCAATAACTGGCGACATCATCCACAAATTCAACGGGAGGCGTTAGAGGATGTACTTGATTCCATCGGCGTCTTGCAGCCGGTTCTCTTTAATCGGCTATCCGGCAAGGTCATTGACGGTCATCTTAGAATCGAGTTGGCTATCCTGAAGGGCCAGCCGCTTATACCTGTCAATTATGTTGAGTTGACCGACGATGAGGAAGCCTTAGCCCTGGCAACGCTTGACGCCATCACCGAACAGGCCGAACCGATCCCCGACAAGCTCGCCGCGCTACTGGAAAGAACGCGAGCAATGACGGCGGATAGGCCGGGGCTGGGGGCGATGTTAGAAGCGTTGAAGGCGGGGATATATGGACCTGATACGCCAATGAAAACGATGCGAGCACGTGAGCAGGGTTATGTATCTTCATCACGCGAGATTGAACCGATTAAGCTGGCTCACAGAATCGAGGCAGCATGGCAAGCGGATGGCAATTTGGCAATTGATTTATTCAGTGGTGATGGTGGCCTGGCTTTTTGGTATCGCCGCAGGTTCGAGCGAGTTATCACGGTAGACAAGTCGGCTGGGGGCGTTGACTATCCTGTGTCCGCCGCCCAGTTTATCAAAGTTCATTTACCCGAGCACGTCAATCGATTCGACTTTATCGACTTCGATGACGAAGGCTCACCCGCAAGGGAAATCAATCTATTTTTCGATGCGATTTCGGGCCAAAGGGACAGGCCGTTTATTTTGGCCTTAACTGATGGATGTGGCCTCAATCTGAAAATCCAGGGCCGATTTGATTTTAGCTTATATGGTCATAGTGATGGTGTGAGAAAAGCAAAAGCCGAAGACTACGCCAGATTTGAAGATACTGTAGCTGAGTTTATAGAGTGGAAAGCAAAAGAAGCCAACTTCACGCCAACAATGCTATCAAATTATCGAGGACGTGAAGGAAATGTGGTCTATCAGACGTGGCTTATGACCCCTGGGCCATTGGTGTTTTCTTAATTGTGCTGAGGCACATAGCGCGGGTTATGATAGCCATCTGGTAAAAAAGGTTGTAAGTCCTTTTTAGCATAGTGGCCCGCGCCTAATTCTTTTAACAAATCAATAACCCGGTGGGTGAACTCTTGCCAGTCAATGGTTTTGGTCAGCCGATGATAGTTGATGCGACCGACCTTGTACAGACTGACAAACGAGTGAGTAGCCCTGATGATTTCAAGCGTGGCTTCGGTGTCATAGACCGGCTCAAGGCTAACCCACGTGAATATGCCAGCATCGTGAAACGTCTCGAGCGTGGCGATTCTGTCATCGGGTAAGGCCGCACCCGATTCCCACTCACGGCTAACCGTCGGGTCAAGGCTGGTCAATGTCGATGCAAATGCGTCCCGATTCGGGCGAAACAAATCAATGTCTCGGAGCGCCCGACTACCGCCCTTGGTGAGCGTACAGAAGCCCAGGCCGTGGGCCTTGATAACCTCAATGGTTTGCCGAGTTAGCTTGCGCTCAACATCGCCGGGGTTATATGGGTCAGTGGTAAAGCTCAACATCACCTGTTCACGGATACCGACTCGTTGGTACTTGCGAGCGTCTTTTGTGAGTAATTCGATAAAGTCCTTTCGGGGTACAGCGCCAGAGTCGAACTCTACCCGGCTCATCTTGAGGACTAGCGGAACGTAACAGTAGGAGCAAGCATGGCCGCATCCACGAAACGGATTAGCTGACAACTTGGCATACTCGCCAGCTTGACCAGCCGGTGCGTAGATGATTGAGCAACCCTTGACGCTGTAGCCATCGGGGTTAAGTTCGACCCGATGTGAGCGTGGCTTGGGGCGCTCATCGAAATCAAATGAAATGTCGTCTGTTATAAATGATGTTTGCATAATGTTTTCCTTTATAAAATAAAAAGCTCCTAATTAGGAGCTTTGGGGGATAATTGTATCTCATTTGGCTCTGGAAAGCGAAGGGTGATAATCGCCTCGGTGGCAACGTTTTGAGCTTCAATCTCTTGCTCTGTGACCATCAAAACCTTGACCAGTTCCGGTGGATGAAACGGGTTTAATTCCTTAAGGGATTGTCGTTCTAAAATGAGGAAGTCGCCCTTTTTAGCCTGGAATAGTTTGGGGCGGCCAGCGCCAGGGCGCTGGCCGCCGTGTGTTGATTGAGTCATTCACTTACTTTTTGGCTATCAACCAAAACGACGTTTTGTAGCCCGTCGTCAATGTACCAACTGTATTATCTGGCTTGGGATACCAACCGTAGGGAGATTGGCGCTGTGGCCCGACTTGCGTGTCGGCTGGCAATTCGCCGGTTTGGGTGGCTTCATCCAGAGCCTTAAAATCTTTTTGGCCGCGCACTGAGATATTTTGAGACATTTTTGTAACCCTTTCTATAACTAAACTAACTTGATTTATTTGATAACTTGATTATAGCAGATAAACAAATATAATGCTGTACGTTTACCCTACGCTAACCTTAAAGAATGTAACCGGCCAAACGCCGCGCCGGGTAGCAGGGTAGGCTCGCATAATTTAGCGCATAACTGATATGTCAAAACAACGAAGCGATACCGAGCGGCAACGCGACCGCCGCCAAATAAACGACCTCTACTTGCAAGGCTGGAATCAGACCGACATTGCGGACAAGCTCGGTATTGACCAGTCAACTGTCAGCCGTGACATCAAGACCCTTAAAGGTGAATGGGTCAAGCAACGCAATGGACTGGTCGAGGAGTTTGAGGCTAAGTACCGGCTCATTTATCGTGAGGCTTATTTAGCCTGGCTACGCAGCAAAGAGGACGCCGAAACGACCACCCAGGAAGCGATAGAAGGCGACCAGGCGACCGGCAAGCAGCGTCTAAAGGCCAGTACCCGGCGCGAGGGGCAATCCGGCAACCCGGCCCTACTCGCGCAGGCGCAAGCGGCGCTTAGGGCCATTCGGGAAATGTTTGGGGTGGATGCGGCAACCAAACAAACTAATCTCAATTTAGATATGTCTCAATTAACAGATGTACAATTACAACGTATTGCAGCCGGCGAGGAGCCGCTCAAGGTCATCGGTTCAGATTCAAGCAGAAGCTGAATTAGAACGTCGGCGACGTGAGGAAGGGGATAAACCGTTAACCGACCTCATTACCTGGATTCAATCTGAGTTTTATATACCCGAATTAAACGGGCCGATTCAACTCTACCCCTATCAAATTGCCACTCTACGCGAATCGCAAGCGAAAGATAGCGAGGGCAATTTCAAGTATAGCTTAGTCGTTTGGGGTGATATTAAAAAATCGGCCAAGTCGAGTTTAGCTGCTGCCATCGCTCTCTACCGCGCTTTTCATACCAAATGGGGTAGTGTCAAAATCATAGCCAACGACTTAAAGCAAGCTGACTCCCGCGTCGCTTTCTACCTTCGCAGGGCTATTGAACTTAACCCGCGTATGACGAATATTAAGCAAGCTAACTACAAAACTACTCTGCCTAACCATACTACCATCGAAGCTATCCCCATTGACCCGGCCGGTGAGGCCGGGGGCAATGATGATTTCATTTGCTTCAGTGAGTTGTGGGCAGCGAAACATAAGGCACTCGAATCTATGTGGAGTGAGATGACACTAAGCCCTATGAAATTTGGCAAGTCACAGCGTTGGGTTGAAACCTATGCCGGCTTTAGCGGTGAATCGCCAATACTCGAACGGCTGTATGAGCGCGGTATTAAAGGTGAGAAGCTAGATTTAAGCTATACTGATGAAGCTGGCACTTACCACGACCTGGCTGATTTAGAGATATA